GACCCTTGATTGCCTTGTAATGCAAGTGAAGTTAGTACAAAGTCATCATAATCACCGATATAATCACGAATGATTTCATTTGTGCTTCTGCGAGCTTCACTATTGAGGCTAATTTTTTCTTCTTTCTCCATCTTATAGAAGTTTACATCAACTTTTACATTGCCCTTTTTATCTCTGATGCCTTTGCGTTCAATAACATATTGTATGTCATTTATCTCAAATGTAAACTTGCCATGAAAAGACATTTTTTGTGAGTTCATCACATGAGTTGCTTTGAATGCTCTGGCACTTTTATCAAATGCTGTAAAGCATAATGCATCCATCAATGATGATTTTCCGCTCGCATTGTTTGCAAACAATCCATACACAGATTCTAGTTTGGTAAAGTCAATAACATTGTTTTCACCATAACTAAACATATTACTAAACTCAAACTTGATTGGCTTCCAACGAATATTGCGTGAAGTGTCATCTTTGCTCAAATCCGCATTGAGTTCTTTATTGATTTTATGAACAGATGCAAGTGTGTCATCATCCATAATATCTGGATATTTAGATTTGAGTGCTTCACTAATAAGTTTATTTTGATAATCAACATTGCCAATCTGACTCAAGTTGGCAGCAGCTTGAACACTTACAACTTTAGAAGCATCGTCGCCATCAACTCGCATATAAATAATATCGCTGATTTCATGCGTCTTTTTGATTTCATTTACCACCTTTTTTAGTTCAGTAGCAATGGTTTCTTTGCAACGCACACGAAGTTTTGGCTTCTTGGGCATTGTGCTTATATCAGTCATCAACTTGCCGTCATCAATATCAATAGTAAAATAACCATAATCATTTGGTATTTCTACATGCTTGTATGCTTTGTTCTTTACGTCCCACAAAGAAAATCCATGACCAAGCAATGCTTCACCGTGATTTTGTTGTATGCACGAACCAGCATAACGAATGATTGGCTTTTCCGCTGCCGGATCATACATTTGCAGATTTTGTGCCATGTGTATATCTCCAAGCAGTGCCATGTCATGACCATCAAACATATCGTTCGTGATACTCTTGTTGGTTACTGTATAACCCACATCAGTTTTGGCGTCAAATACACCACCATGATACAGAGCAATCTTTGTATCAAACTCGGTCTTGATTTTCTTGGTCACATCTTTCATTTTTATAAATGAAGTATGGTCGGTGAAAATAGACATGTTATTTATAAGAATATTAGCAAATGAATACAACTTGCTTTCTTTTAGATAATAAAGATTGTCGTGCGCCAAATTTTCTACAATAGGAGTCAAACTATCTAATCTCGTTGTGTTTGTGAGCAAACAATCATGATTACCAGCAATAACAATCGTAGGACGCAAATCAGATAAACTCTTTAGAAGGTCGCTCATGAGTTGAACACATTCGGGCGAAAGGTCAACTTTGCTGTGTGTGAGGTCTCCCGCTATAACAACCAATGTGTTTACTGGTGTCTTTTTAACCTCTTCATACACCTTCCCAAACACTTCACGATATTCTTCATGGCGTTTGGTCAAACGAATATGAATGTCCGCCATATGAACAATATAATCCACTCTGGTTAGATTGGTGTTTAGTTTCTCAAATGTATCTATCATAAAGTTTTTAGTTCGGCTATAAGATTTGGCTCGTCAAATGTGGTTTCTTTCACCCGAAAGAACTTACATTTTAGGCACTCTTCTATTTGTTGTTGTCTTATTGTATCTTTTTCTTTTAGCGTTCCATCCACATTATAATGATGCGGTTCGTCCCACTCAATCACTATATTGCGGGTTGGTTCGTAATAGTCAATCCAATATCCAAGTTTTGCGAGGAAATGTTCTCCGCCATTCATTGCGTGCTTTCCATCCCACCCAAGTGCGGAGTTTATATTATCAAATACTTTACACGCGGATTTATTATATGATGGGACTATTTGATGGCCATTGTATTTGTCTTCCGCTATTTCTTTTATTCTTTTCAACCGAAGCTTTGTTTTGCCTTCTTCCGATATTATTGGACCGGGAATATTTTTTAGTTTTCTTGTTTCGCTTATTTTCTTTCGAGTTTCTAATGTATGATTTTTTCCATACATTCCGTTATTCTCTCCCGCGTTGATTTCTTTTAGCCGTTCTATGGTTGCCAATGAGTGTTTTTTTCCCAGCATTGGATGTGTATATTTTTTATGTCTTTTTACAAGACCGGCGCTGACATTTTTTCTCTGCGCTTCGGTCATTTTTACTCCACCTCTGTATGGAGGTTTATATCCAGCATCCATTCTTTTTTTGGCATGACAAGAACCGCATAAAGATTTTCTCTTTTTTCCGATTTGGTATCCACGCTTTGACTCGTATATCAACATCTTATTACACTTTGGGCAGTGTCTTATTCTTTTCTTTTGATCCCCAATAACGACCCATTCGGTTTTCACAGATAAGTGCTCTATGACGACTATAGTATAGTTTTGCTCGCTTCCGATTGTCTTCTCGGATTGACTCTGCGGTTCTTGTTTTTTTTCTTCCCATGATGATGTTGTGTTTGTATTGTTCATATAAACATAAATATATGTTGTTAGAACAAAAAGTGTTAGAACATACTTATTATATTATTATTCCAATCTTAGCATGGTCAGTGCTCTAAAGTCAAGCACTTCTGTTTTTCTAATCTTTTCCATTGTTGCAGCAAAACCCAAAACATTTGGATCTTTGCCTTGCAGTTGTATCAACTTGGATACTTTACCAATAGAGTTTATATATTCTGCGATGCGAATTGCATTATTCAATGCATCATCATCCAACACAATATTCACTTCTGGACATTTGCTTTGTACAATTGTTGCTTTTAGTTTTGCGCTCAAAGTTTTTCCAAAAAGTGGAATTGCATTTCTTTTTATTGAGATGGCATCTAAAGCACCCTCACATAAATAAATTGGAAAATCAAAATCAACAAGGTTTTCAAATCCTACAATATTTTTACTAAACTCGCTGTTTTTGTATTTGTAGCCATCATCATAATAACTGCGACAACTATAAAAGTTTAAGTTGTTATTTTTATCATATGACGGAAATACAAGTCGGTTAGCAAATGGTCCTTTGCTGCAATATCCAATGTTGTATTTTATAATATCACAAAATGATAGTTTGCGTTTTTTTGCATAGTTTAATGCAACACGATATTCTATACTAGCATCATTTTCCGCCAAACTTTTAAATTCATCTGGCAAACATAATATTTCACCACTATCTTCATATACTTTATTTGAAGTTAGTGAAGCAATCTTTTTATCAAACTCTGATAAACTATTTTTAGAAACATGTGCTCCTACAAGAGATTCCAACTTGTTGAACTGTTCTTGCGTGGCTTGTGCAAGTTTCAACAACCAATATAATCCTCTGCCTTTTATATTACATGTCCAACAATGCCAAGCATTTGGAGCATCAAGACACACTTCCAATTTTCGCTTGCGATGATGACATTTTGGACAATGATATTGTAAATTATTTCCTTTACGCAGTCGTCCTGTGTCTTTTAGAACATTATTTACTAAAATTGTGAGTTCTGATGTTTTTAGCGACGACATTTACACTGTCACTATACACAGAACATTCAATCAGTCAACCAATAAAAAACCCGCCAAATACGGCGGGTTTTGTAATTTATAATCTTTCAAGCTTGTTTTATGCTCGGCTGTCAATTGACATATCTTCTGGTATGGCTTTTTTAAATTTTTTTATAAAGTCCACATAAATTTTTTCAAGATTGTCTAATTGTTTGTTTTCTTCATTTGAAAGCATAAAATCTCCTTCAGTATCTATCTTTTGTTCCAGCACCATCATAAAGTGAGCGAATTTATGCCTGACATCGCCCGCTTCTGAATATAATTTTTTGATTTCGGGCCTCTTATCCGGAGATGACTGCGCGTATGCGCCTCGAATGAATTCTACAATCTCGCGGGATGATTCCATTATTTGCTTCATATACCTGACGCCCTCCTGTGCGCGACCCCTGTCATTCGAGTCAAACCCGGAGCTGATTGCATTTTTTGCTTTTAAAAATAATGATTTTGCAGTTTTCCCCACAGCCTTGATATCATCTTTAAAATCGTCAGCGCCATATTCGTTAATTGCGTTTGACTGGCGGTGTTTGATTGCCGATCTGGTTTGCTCTTGAATCACTTCTTTAATCAACTGTTTTAATTCGCTTCTTTTCATAATATTATGTTTGTTTGTTAAATGTTATATCAATAAATATATGATAATATCAAAAAAATCAAAAAAAACGAAATATATATCAACCCGCCAAACTTAATACTATAGCATCTCTAACATCTTCCATTCTTTTTTCTTCATTGCCCTTTTTATTAAGAATAGTCCAAGGCTTCATGTCATATAGTTTCTCAACTTGTTCTTTTACAAACACTTTTGACTTCATTCCTTTGATTCTTGCTATGCCAAATGCTTTCTTTCGCGCCGTTTGAGCATGTATGCTTTCTACTTTCAATTTATAATGGTTTTCTAATATATAACCAACAACTGCCTTGTTTTTCACAAGTTTGATTATAACTTGTTGCGAAGTGCCTCCGCCAGCAAATCCAAACAAGCTTTCTTCAATCATTATTTTCTCAAAAGTTTGATCTTTTAAAGCAGTTATAATAAGTTCTGCTTTAGCAGCATACTCAATCACATCAGAAATATCAACAAACCCAGCACCAATAATAATCTTATTTTCTGATACAGCCCAACCACAAGTTGTGGTGGATAAATCCAATCCCAATACTTTCATATAACCTTTTTTTATTTTAATTAATAATAATTACGATTATCGTGATTGTATGCATTTTGAGCATATCTCAGCGAATATCCATTGAATGATGTGACTCTTAGTGGAGCATATACTAAAAATTGACTTGGCTGGAATGTGCGTTCATACTGCGTATCCGCATTACGACGTGTTGTCATATAATTTGGAGCACCTGCCTGTTTGCCCAGACCCCAAGCCATGCTGTTTATAGTATTTCGTGTAAGATGTGAGCGTATACCAGATGGTTGACTGGTGCGAATATTTTTATATAGATCAAGCAGCGATTCTGTTGATGATGGTCTTGGCGTCGGTCTTAGTATTTCTGGCATAATGATATTCTCCTATTTGTTTATTATAAATATAATGTCATGTATCAAAACGAACAATGATATTAACGGGCCAATCTATTAAATTTTTAACAGGTCTGCCCAATTTTCCAACCGCCACAAGCTCATTTCCATCATATAATCCAACAGTTGTTATAAATGGTGCCAGATATGAACCGGTGGGATCATATGATGAACTATATTCATATTCCAAGAAATGTGGATTGACCTTGTGAATATCAGTATGGCAATATGGATTGAGATAATCATTTATATCCCTTACATATTTTCTTGTTGAGGCCGGTGATAATAAAGGTATCAGATTTTGTGGAACAAGTCGTTCTAAATAATATAATGCAAGTATGTTCGCATCATTCATGTTGATTTTACCGTCGCCATCTATATCAAGCAATTCCGTGTCAACAAGATTGCTCTGGATATAGTCATATGCAGTTTTTGTGAAAGCATTGAATGAAGAACTTGCAATATAAGCTGCACTGCCTGTTTGTTCCTGAAGCAGTACGTCTTCGGATTCAAGTTGTAGAAGATCATCTCCCCACCAACTGTTATCAGCGTTTGAATTTTGTTCAAGTACTACACCATTATCGTCGAAAATAAATTCTTCAAAGAATTTTCTTTTTTGAAAAAATCTCATTATCAAATCAACGTCAAGAAAATCAAACACACCATCTTGGTTTACGTCAAACATTAATGGAGTTTTTACCAATGATGTTGGATTTGTACTATAATTAAATTCGCCGGGTCGAATAGATGTCAGATATTCGTGTTCATAAATTGTATGTGACCCTTGATACGTTAGGTCAAACCCACCCGATCCGGTTTTTGTAAATATATCACGGTAATTTGACCCCGTGTGAGTAAGTGCGAAATATCCATTTTTGTAAAATACATTTCCTATAAGCGGATTGTCCTCAAGATTTGTGACGTTGTAAACATACACAGAACCGGAGCAATTTGCCGGAAAATCAACAAGGTTGTTTGGATCGTACACCGAAGCCGTGGCGCTCGCAGTTGCAAAATGAACAACCGGTGCACCCACAACCATGAAATCTGAGCATAAGCAAACTGAATATCCATAAATATTTGATGGCTTATTTGCTTCTTTGTTGCGTCGTATGGTTTCTGTCAATTGCCATGTTTCATTTACATCACTGTATTTGTATATGGCAACTCTACCCAGCACTCCATTTGGATCATCCGATGAACTTGCTTGGTATAATAAATCGTCTATGATATATTCACCATCGAAGTAATCAACATTTCTTCCCACTTTGTCGGACCAAGAAGTGATCGCGCTATATAATCCTCCCAGAGACACGGACTTCCCAAAATTATTATTATACTGATATTTTCTATCGCCAAATGTTTTCAATACTTGCCAATATCCCAAAGAACCGCAGCGATAGTCATTTCTATAAAAATACGCAGAACCCAGACTGGTCGGTGATCCTGTATATGAAGCATATGGAATAAATGCCTTGTCGCGAAGACATCCAATTACAAGGTTTTTTCCACCAATCGCAACCGACGTACCAAATCCATCGTCCGATATTGATACACCCGTCACGTCAATTGAATAGAATTGAGAAGACATATCCAAGTCACCATATGTACCATCTCTTCTGAATGTTTTTGCTTCTCCCCAAGAAGCCGTTGGACAATCGCCGACGGAAGATGAGTAATAAGAGCATGTAAACAATGTTGCATACCCATTTCCAGTCTTGTTTGTTCCAACAAACAAGCTGCCAGAATCAAGTGCAACGCACCATCCAAAGTTGTCTCCCAATGATAAAACACTGGAAGTGAGGATGGCTTCATATTCCCAACTATAACTTCCAGACCAAGCGCCATTTTCAACTCGATAATATGAACTTGATACTCTTCTTGTATCTGTAGAATTTGGATCATAAGATGCCGACATTGATCCGCTTAGAAGTTCGATGCTTGAACTTGTATATGCCATCGACGAGTATGTCCAAGGAATTGGTCTTTCGCTGTATATAATCAAAGAACCGGATTCTGATATAATTTCGTCGCACAAGTCCGTTTCCGGAGATAATGTTTGCCAAAAAGAACTTGTTTCAATTGCATCGCATCCACTGCTCATGTATTGTTTTCGTCTGAAGATATACACGGCACCCGAACCGCTGACTCCCGGTGCGCCTATGGCGAGGGTATCTCTGTCCAATGAAACCGATTTACCAAAATTATCTCCATTTGAATTTCCTTGTATAATATTTATCAACCCCCAATTATCGGTTCCGCCTTTGTATTTATCATACACAAACACATATCCTGGATATGAACCGGTTGGAAAACATATTGAACCGGACGATGACCCAACTGCCAAAAAGTTATCACGGACAGACACAGACTGTCCAAATGTGTCAGTAAAATACGAACCACTATTTTGCAAATTCTCCACAGTGTATGGAAATGTCTTGTCTATATCAAAGTCTTGCAAGAATCCAACGTCTCTCAACGGCGATGTAAATTTCTTTATTGGTCTGTGAATTCCCAAATTATCATCATATTTGAATATGGCCGCATAGCCTTGACTTCCCGTATTCAAATTATATTTGTCTATAGATGAACCGGCCACAACATATTTATACCACGAGCTGACTGCTTCTCCGAAGTGTTCATTGTCCGATTGAAATGTATCAACCAACGAACTTGAATCGTATAAATAATCGGATGTACCGGTGTACGAAACATTCATACCAAGTTTGAGATATTCTTTTGCGGTATCAACATCTATATGCTTGGATTCTCCGTCTAATAAATTCAAATAAAATTCCCCACTTGAAGTGTTCCAATACGGTCGAGGATATATGTTCCTCATTGCACTCAAATACGTGTAATCAGAGAAATGTGATCCCGAGATATAAAGATTGGTATATCCATCATCTTTGATGATATATGTGGCATGTGGATTGGAATTGTCCACTATTTCAACGGTTTCCGGTCTTATTTTTTCACCAAAATTTGTTTGATTTAGTGCCAAAGTAACAACTCTATCGTGTATATTTCTTACTTCCTTTTTTCCAGTTGCCGTGTCGGTTACAATACTTTCAACACCAAACAACTCCATAAAATTTTTCTTGTTACGATAAAACATGGAGTCTGTGAGGCTGTATATATTTCTGGCATATTTTCCAGATGGATTAATCAATTCAACTGACGCTGTATAATATGAACTCCCAGATGGATAAAATATGGAAGTATTTTTTATTCCCTCATTAACTTCGCACAGACTATCATAATAAGTATTAAATCCATATGCATCCTTATGACCAAGATGTACACTCTGAACGCTCCAGTGTTTGAAAGTCTTAAATGGTCTTACTGTGATATCTCCTGCGGAGAACTGCTTTATCATATATAGATAAATATAATCAATGTTTGAGTATTCACTTGCCGATGGAGCGAGTTTTTACAATTGACAACATTTCTTTATAACCCATCCCAAAACACACTACTTAAACAATGTAAAATTTAACTTTTATTAGTTAAACATCTATCTTAATTTTTATAAGGCACTCGTTGGTAAAGTCTTTTAACAACGGCTGACTCAGTTTTGCAACAGCAACCAAGTCGTTTGTTTCATTATATAGACCAACCGAGGTTACATATACTTTTGGATTGGTATAAAAATCGGTGAATCTCAATTTACCATACTCCGAACTAGATTTGTCAGATATAATAAATGTTGGATTGTTGCTGTAATTATACTCTTGGTTCTTTACTCTCACAAAATAATGACGAGCGGGAACATATTCAGTTACTCTCGCTTTCATTGGCAACGCAGCCGCACCCTGTTTTATAGATGCGAAGAGAACATTCTGCATTCGTGCAAATCCATCACCCCAATAGTTTGAAGTATAATCGTTCAAGGATATTCCGCCAACATTTCCAACCAACGACTGAAGAACTGTCGGGTTCAATATGATTATTCCCAAGTCTGGGTATATAGATCCAATTGCTTCGTAATTTTTTGTTGTGGACAAAGATCCGCTTTCAATCGAACCTCGTATAAGATTATAACGCTTTCCACCAGTCTGCACACCAGTTTCCGGATTAATTCTGGAATCATCGATCAGTGTAATTTTTCCATTTGCTCCACTGGACCCACTTAGTGTAAATTCAAATTGACCAGGATCTAAACGATCTTTGTATTTTGTGCCTCTAAATGAAATTGCGTAAATATCATCAGAATCAATCTGTGTCTGGTTTCCGTTATTATCCGATTTAACAAATGTAAATTTAGAATCACCGGGTGCTAACAGTAAATTTCGGTATTGATTGTATATTGCCTTTGTTGGATATATCAAACTTCCCTGTGACGCGTTTTTGTCGAATGTTGAAGAACCCGATCCTGCGGAGTGACCATACGTAATCGAAAAATATACGTCGGAACTGGCGGACGCTACTGGATAATCATAAACGTTGGTATAATACAGTCCATTTAACGGTTCATACAGCGATGATGACTGCGTCGTTTGAATACTGCTGGTATAAAACTGAGACCAGTTCGTTTCGCCGTCGCTCCACATTCCAGTGGACACTGGTTGGGATCTTCCCGCCACTATGTCCGTTTGATCAAATTGCTTGAAGATCATATGATTTTAATTAATTTCTCACGTTAACAGTGACTGGGATCGAAATTGACCCGCCACTCTCGTTGCCAATGATTGTTAGAGTAGTTCCAGTTGTAGTGGTCAATGACATATTTGGTACAAATCTAAATCTTAATCCAAGTGCCACTTGTGCAGTTGTGGACGAAACATCCCCGATGAATGTTGGAATTGTTGCAGTTGTTGCAGTCTGAAGCTGCTCTCCAACAATAGTGCCAACGGTTTTATTAGCTAAAATTGCAGTGTATCCAAGTGTAGTGTTGTATGCTGGATTTGTGCTTGGAACAACAACAACCTCTCCTTTGTAATCATTGTCAACGTTGATGGAACTTTGACCAAGACTGATAACTGGGATTGAAGTCTGTCCAGAAGGCAATGTTACTAGCTTATATTTTAAAGCTTGAGTTTCATCTGTGAATGCTTCAAACACCGGAGTATTACGAACGGCGAGGTCATAATATGCCGATCCCTGTGGGTGATTTGGTTGATACAAACTATAATCAATTTCATCATCCGAAAGAGCATACGATGTGATATTAAGACCGCCTTTTGCCGCCAGCAATTCTCTGCCCTTTTTTGTGAGAACCGCATCCACAGTGATTGTCTGATTATTGATATACGCCATATAGTGTTACTTTCCTAATAAATATATACGCCATTCTCTTTTTTCTTATTTTTTTATATAGTTTTCACAATAACCGCATCAGTATTGTCGGTCAATCCAGTCTTTGGATCTACAGTAGTTTTTTTATTTTGACTACTACGTTTCCATTTATAATTGGTTTGGACTTTGGTTATTGGATTTGTTTGATATGCGTTAATTTCTTTTTGAGAAAACTGCAATTTGCTATATTTGTGATGAGTTTCCATGTAACCATTCAATAATTTGGAGCTTGTTGGATAGTATTCCATGGAGTAAATCTTGCGATAATTTAGACCAGAAGCCAGCGGCGCAAATAAATCGCCCGAACCATGTGTGGAAAATATATTAAATATCGACGATGTGGGAGCTTCTGATATAAATTGAATATTATACACCGTTCGTTCATATATTGAACTTGAATAATTCCCAGCAAAAAAACTTCCACTGAAATGCCCGTATATATAGCCTTCAAACGATTGAACACCACCATCAACATCAAAATATCCAGAATATGTAACTGGACATCCATTTTGGAACATACTTCCCGATATAATAATTCCTGGATTTACAATCGTACCATTCGTAATTGCACCGTATATTGGATCTATGTAAGGATACTGCACTACATCCAATCCATTTACCGAACCGGATATTATTCCCATAAGGTTATGAGAATTGGTTGTAGCATAATCTTGCCAACCGCGCATACCGGCATCAAAATATAAACTTCCGCTGAAATATGTTTTTGGTATAGATTGGCCTCTTGGAGAAACCGATGCAGTCATTGGATATCTGTCCACAACCGGCAATTTTGCAATATTAACCTTATAATAAGTGTTTGTGATTGTTTCCGTTTTTCCCGAAAAATCATTCACTATCTGGTTTTCATTCAATTGAGAATATGGAGCAACGTATTTTTGCGACACTTGATATTTTTTCGTGTATGGTATTACATCCGCCCTATAATAATTTCCATTATAATATGTCAATCCGTTATTTCCATAAATTTCAAAACCATATTGATCTTGTTCCGCCGGAAAAAATACTTGATTTACATCCGAATATGTTGCAATTCCTCTGTATTCCTGTCCCAATATTCCAACTCTATCCGGATCTTTTACAACGCTAATTTTACTTTTTGAATAAGTTTCGCCAGTTTTTTGATCTATGTTCTCTTTCACCAGCGGCTTCAATTGTAACTTTGGTCTTTCCAGTATGCTCGGTTCAATCAATATACCGTCCACTAATTTTGCTCTGGCCGGAATTATCCCTTTTATATATTTGAACATTGCCTTGTCAAAATAGAATCGAACAATATTCATGAAGAATGTGAAATCAATATTTCCAAATCCTTGGTCGTAATATATCTGTCTAAATCTTTCAAATTTATCGTAAGAATTTTTGTAAACGGATGCCGGATCTCCAATCAAATCTCCCAATGGAAATTCACCAAAGAACTTAATGATTTCCGTATTTTGCATTTCCGACGGAGAGAAAAATATTCCAAGCTTGTTTGAATCTGTACTTATCAGTTCACTCGTCATATATGACGCTCGTGTATCTGGAGAAAGATTTGTGGAAAGTTCTTGTTCCACATAATTAATTTTATTACTTCTGAATTTACTGGACCCATAATCGGGAATTTTCATTATCATTCGCACGTCCTTGCGAGAAAACTGATATGGAAACGACGGGCCTTCGGATGGGTCGCAATATGACAATCTCTCCAATTTACCAAAAGATTCTGGAAAGTTTGCGGCTCCAAATGTTGGAAAATCTTTTCTAAATGATAAATTATTCAAGTTCACCGCGTATGATTCGGTAGTATAAAGATCGACTGGTCGCTCAAATGATATTCTATACAAATTATCAGAAATCATTTCCATAGGATCTTCGAGGTCATATGCATTTCTGTGAAGTGTGTGTGCCTCAAAACGTGCGGTCGATAATGGAGTTTCCCATACTCGTATATCGTCAATATTTCCAAAAAAAGCCTCTGGGTCGATATTTAAAGACGCAGTACTTTGATTGTAATTTCCTATATACAGATACTCACCAGTACCAAAAGAATTATTGAAACTTCCACTCACGAACATACTGGAAGTTACACTGTAAGTTATTCTATCATCTTCCGATTTTTGAAGAAGTAGGTCATATCTGGTTGGATATTCATCCAAATTTATAGTTGCATTGAAATGAACATCAACATCGTTTCTCTTTACCATTGCGTGGTAAGAATTTCCATCAAATATTGGGGCGCGTGATGTAACGGCGGTCTTAACATTTCCATACCCATCATCTATACTGAAAAATAATTTCCCCCAATCATTTCCTCTGTCGCGAACAGCACCAACCACCCAATTATCAGAACAATTTGCCAATCTAAAAACCGTACCAGATTCACTTGTTTTTGCTGGATCAAATCTGAAATTGAATTCAATTGTCTTTGCACTACCGGTCCAATTAAGAACGAAATACTCAAAACTTCCGCTGAAATATGGCTCGTATTTTACTTCTTCCACGATATGTTCTGTAGTATCGGTAAGATTGCTAGTATTTAATATTCCGCCATATTCTTTTATTTTAATGATATTCTTTGGAACGCCAAAGCATGAAATTAATGCATTCAATGATGCTTCCGTCCCCTTCGCTTTGTATATGAAAGGAAGACTATTCAATAATCTTTTCCATATTATTTGGTTTCTTTGTTCTTCGGAAAGATTTCTGGCTTGAGAATAAAATTCAGATTCTGGGTCAAAATCGTTTTTTGAGAATGACGCCAGAATAAGCGGAAGGTTATCTTTTGATATTTCCGCATCCCACCCAAGTGAACGAAGCATATCTCCAACAATATCCAAGGATATTCCAAAATTTGGAGAACTTGAATAATTATTTTTTTCAGTTAACTGTTTTATAGTCAATGAAATATTATCAAAAAAATGACCAACCATGGCCACAAACTTTATATAATCGGCATTGTTGCTTGCGTCCTCTATAATGAACTGTGGCAAATTATTTATCAATGAGCCTCCATTATTTTTATCATAGAATGATGCCGACGTGTATCCATCAACTCCCTCTCCATGTTTTATATACCAACCGGGATTTTCATACAAAAATATTTCATATCCATCCATTCCAGCCTCCAACTCATCTATTTGAGAATTTGCATCAGATTTTTCTTTTAAATAAAATGCATCATTTGGATTTGAAACAAGTTTGGCGTTAATGGTGTCTATTTCATAATACAAAGAATCGATTTGCTTTCTTTTACCACCAAATGCTTGAAGTCTAATATCCGCCGAAGAAAAATTTACAAAATTTTCAAAGTTTCTGTAATTTGTAGTATCAATCAGTTGGTTTTCACGCGAACTTATCTTCTTTGCCAATTCATTGTATGCACTTCCGGTGACAGAAATTAGTTCATCCATCGACAAAGCTTGCGTGGAATTTCCCTCATTTTCTATTTTTACAAGAAAATTTGGTCCTCTCAACGGTATTGTTTTAATTTCTACTTTTGAAAAATAAAATAAATTCTGTACAATTGGCAAGAATCCGAAATCACATGTGATCCACGCCTCTGCACCCAAGTCAAAATTTTGTGGCAATGGATCTATTATTTTAAGTGCTAAATAATCATAGAACCTTGGATCTTGAGTTGGAATCAATTTTTGATTGATTATTGATATTTTTTGACCATTTGTAAAATTTAAGTAATACTTAAAATACCCAGATAAATCTATATTTCGCTTGAGTTCTGCCTCATAAATCGCGGGATAAAATATTTCGTTATAAAATATAGTTTGTAAAAATTCAACAATTTGAGGAAAACTATCTGGACGTTTGTTTGTGATATTGTTGAGTTCTCTATCAACAATAAACAAAAACAAACTGTAATAATAATCCTGTATAATTTGGAATGTAACTCCAGCTTCATAATTCTGATACATCCAATTATTGAACTGATTATATATTCCAAGAATATTATTGTTGGCAATTTGTCTATTTGATTTGTAATTTCCGGTTGATACTCCGTAATATATGTCGGTCAAAAAGTTTATTACGTCAACGTCCGTTTTGAGTCCATAATTATACTTCAGAGCAGCCGATCCACTTGGATTGGATTCCATCACTAGATTATAAATGTTGTATATTTGGGGATTGGAAATATTCGTTGATATTTCTTCAACAACATCTTTCAATTGAAGTCGACTGTTGGAAAATATATCATATTCTCGATTTATTTCCGAATCGGTACCTCTCAGCGTTTGAGGTATCAATGTTATTTCTTGTCTTCCGGTAGAAATAGTATTGATGATAAGTCTCTCGCCGTTTTGTTTTTCATTTCCAACAATATTTCTATTTAATTCAACATATAGCTTATAATTCCCATCCTGCACTCCAATAGAATTCAAGCATCTGCTTACATCAAATAGCAGTGACTTTTGGTCGCTACCAACAATGAAAAAATCACTATTATATTTCTTGTATGAGTATTGATTATACTGATTAAAAGAATCATAATATGACGCGGTGTGTTTTGTGTAAGAACCACTGGAATAAATGGTTGTGGAAGCAACAAATTCACCACTTAGCTCATATACGCCAACATTTATGATGTCTTTTTCCGATTTACCGAACGGAAAATTGCTGGAAGTTTGATTTTCTGTGTAAAAAATAATGTCCGACTGGGACAAGGTAGATCCATGACCCAAAGATTTCGAGGGATATGATATGAATTGCAAACTATTATTCAAATTTTCCATATAACTTATAATTCGTAAAATGTAGGATCAATCTTCGTCTCTACTTTAGTTGGAATATACACAGCATTTATCAACTCTATTGTAATAGATGAACTATATATCTGATCAGGAGCATTCTGTATTATCAAATTTCCACTACTATCAATATTTGGAATGATCGAACCGCTGCGAGTTAGTTTTTCTATGTCGGTTTGATTGTATCCTTGCAAAGTTGGGTTTGGATTCATCTTGAAATCTTAAATGGTGTTGGGATATCAAATGTCATTATAGACCCGCTTTGCTCTGTTCTTATTTGAACCTTGTAGTATCTTTCCGACGGTAGACCAGTTGTGTCTAGCATGAAATAATTTCCATTTGAATCAAAGCTCAAACGAGTAAAATTATCATATGGCAATATATTTTCCTCGCTCTCGGCGTCCTTTATTTGATAAAAGCTAGATGATGGTAGATAGTACTGTGATAAATAATCGGAAAGTTTGTTCGTAAATGTCTTTTGAGGATATCTTTTTCTGGGACTAACATCCAGTCTGATGATTGATCCAAACTTATATTCCGTGGCCATGTTTTTTATGCCAACTACGGCATCTCGAATTTGAATTGGGCTGGCACTTCCTGTATCAAATCCTGGTGACTCCCAACTTAAAACAGAGTCATCCCACGCAACATCCAGATATGGTGAATATATAGTATTTGTTTCTTTGCTGAAGAATTTCAAAGTTCCATATTCAACAGAACTTGATTCATCGCTGTGCATCAAAATTAAACCATTATTTTCAATTTCTTCATTTAACCACCCAAGCACCATGCTAGTTACTTCCATTTTAACATCGCTTGTTTGATAATCAAAGTCCTGTTTGGCACTATAGCTTCCAGAAATATATATATGTGTGTCAATGGCTGAACCGGATTTTTTGGTATTGCTGTCTATCCACCACACACCGCCGCCACTGCAATCCGTAAATGACCCCGTACTCCACCACTTTTCAATCTGATCCGCTCTACTGAATTTCCAATTTACACCATCCGGTGAGGTTGATCCGTCATATTTATAACCGGTGCCCATATCCCAAGATTGAGAAATTGGATAAGCAAATAATGTGTATTTTGTTGGAACTTCAACGGACTCACATATTTTCAGATTGAGGTAAAATTTAGGGTTTATTATTTCGTTATTTGTTATTGCGGTTGCAACATCGTCCAAATCAAAACGAAGTAGTGCTCTTGAAACAACCGAACTCATTGTGTTGGTGTATCTTGGTTCGTATGAACTGGAAATGACAACAGAACTGGTTGACTCCGGATTAAATGATCCCGAAAATGAACCACTCAACAATTCGCAACTTGATGCCGTGTATCCGACCAGTTCCGTATATTGAACTACGCTGGAGCATCCGTTGGTAGATATTCGCTTTTCCACTTCAAGCAGTTCGTCCAATCCTGTATTTTTATACATATAGGCTGGAAGATTGCTTATGTATGCGTCTTTAGTTGGATATAAAAAGTAGTGCATGTGCTATATTATTCACATTATAAATATACGCCGCCTCAAATAAATTTGAGCTATATTTACGCTACACGCCCCACTATATCTTTTGATGGAAAACGGACTTCAAATACACTTGGATCAATTGATGGATATATAACTCCATCAACAGTGGCTTTTCCTATATTATACTCATGCGGAGAATAATCCCCATCTTTTAATGTTAAATTCTTGACATTCAAATATGTCACAGATTGTACTCCATCCACTTTTGCGATTTCCAATTGAAGGCGACTTAAATTAATAGGTTGACAGAATTTAATGTTATTAATATCAAAAAATTGTTGAACCAATGTTAAACAATTTGCCAGAACTTCTCGTTTATTATAATTCTTGTATACAATTACCGTAAAATCTATTCCTATATTTATGATATATCCATCAATCATATTTACACTGTCTGTCAACATTCTATATTGATTTAGATAATTTTTCAAATTTTGGCGAATAGCTTCGTTTGATGTGATTAACCGCTGGTTGTTGTCATAACATAAGATATAAAGATTTATAGCGAACTGATTATTTTTATCTGGGTTGACTTTGTTAATTGTGCCCGGAGAAAAACGGCCCGATTGAGTTTCCGTCGGAGTCGCTTGTATGTTTGCCATATCAAGTTGCGTATCAGTTACTGCATAAACTTTTGCTATAGATCCATATTTTGATGGCATTGCAAATGTTCTTACCTCGTAATCTCCCTGAGTAACAACTCTGTTTTGTGCGGCGAAATAAGCAAGTGCGTTATTTCTTATTTCATCGTTTGTTTCGGCGCTTCTTCCACCCGACGCGGAAATGGGATTATTTACTTTGACGGAACGGCGTACGAGATTTGTAAGATCCAATTCAAGCTTTCCTATCTCGGTCAAATCTCCGAAAAATTCCACCGAGCTAATATTTTTTATGGAGTTGGAATTTATATTGCTAGTTATTCCTCCACCAACAACATATCTAATTGTCAGGGTGGTGTTTGATGGAGCCTGCCCGAATGACTTTGACGACAGAAAGTTAGATGGATCATATGCAATATTCTCAGCTCTGAATGTGGTAGGCTTACTAACGGTGAATGCGTTTGGAACAATGAGTTCGTCTTCTTTGATACTTGTGCCAGACCCAAATTCCAAAAATGTGGTATTGTCGGCACCAACTCCTGTCACAAATCTTTTTGCCGTGCGCAAATATCTCAACAAAAACGGAGAAGTATCTCTGTATACCGATAGAGTATTATCGTTTTTATAAATATTCTCGTAGTTGACTGGTACAAGATCTTGTGCGAGATAATCCGTTTCATGCCAGCGATTTCCATCGGAATCGTATATATCCATTACCTCAATTACATTTGGTTCGTCCAAATATACTTTTAAGAATGGAGACGGATTTCCAATAGACACCGTTTTTGTAACAATTCTACCAGAAAATGCATCAACCGTCTTTTTTAACACAAAAAAATCGGGTTGACCGGCTGCATTGCGTTGAAACACGGATACCTCCAGTGGATCGTTTTTTGTATCCACTGTAAAATCTACAGGAGAATTTGTTAAAAATGATATTCCGCTATCACTGGTAGTTGACATACCAGCTTTTATGATTTGAGAATAGTTTAGGTCGGGAACCATTTGACCGCCTGTGTTCATCTTCGATGGCACAAGTTGATATACATCCAACTTTGTGACTGATGGTGATATTGGCTTCATCTTATATCCCATCGATCTAGCGGCATCGATTATGTTCTTACGTTCTTCCGAATTAACCAACATAGATTCTTTAAATTGATAATCTATATAATACGACAACACATCTCCAACATATGCAGCCATTTCAATAAACATCATGCCCGCAGAAGCATCGCTAAAATCCTTGTATGTGTTTGGATAGTATGTTTTAGCAAAATCCATCAACGATTGTTTCAACTGAGTGAAATCTTTATTGAGATATTTTACATCTTTTTTATCCGGCTGAAATGATTTTGGTGTATCTAGTATCATATATTTCCAGAATTTACGGCAACTTCGATGGTTTGTGTTTTGTTGATACCCGCACTTGGTACCGTGAATAATACTTTTACTCCAACTTTGTTTTTGTCTTTGTATTCCGCGCTACTGGTATAAATTTGAATGTCTTGAATTTTTACATAACTCATCCATTTTGCAATATCTCTTTGTATGGAATTTTTTACCATAGGGGTAATATCATCTGTATAATTTTCAAATAAGATGTTCCACAAACCAGATCCAAATTCCGGATTCATTCTACGCTCGCCTTTTCTCGTTCTCAAAAGTACATTAAGGTTGCTTTTTATCTGTTCGAGAATGTCATAGCTTGAATTAAAAAATCCCTGCGGCCCATGAGTTATAGGCAATAATATTCCATATGTCTGTGACGGAGTTACCATTTTTATACCGGACGTTTTGCTGTTGCCTTGGCGTCAACAGCCTTTAGTAATTTGGAATAATCGCGCGACAGTGCATTCGCAACTGCCGCCATTTCTTTATTTTCATTCAATGTTTCAATTGGAAGAGTTTTGATGACATCCATTGCCGATGGTGCGGATGCTTCTTCATATGGAACTCCGCCGACAGTTTCATTCAGAATCTGATTGAGGATTGGATTTTTTGCAAACATCTTCATAGGCGGTGGAGTTTGTTGCTTTGCCGGACCATCAAACTTTACATTAAAATTTGTAGTTTTTGTTGGTATCGAAGCCATCGGCCTTTTGGACTCTAATATGGCGTCTGAATTCTGAGTTATTTTTTCAGCCAATACTTCCATCAGAAGTTGTGGAAGTGCATTATTAACTTCTTCTTTTACGATAGTTCTTATAATATCTACTAGTTCGTTCTTTTTCATATATATGGTTCCTTATATAAATATACAATATTTTTAATTATTATCCGGTTGGTGGAAAGGTATATGTCTTTTGTTGAGAATTTTGACTTATAAATTCCGATTGATTTATCTCCACTTTTGCCTGAAGTTCAGATGTTATGGACGGAAATGCATCTCCTAACGTGGGTATACCGGATTTTGGTACTTCGGGCGCAATTTCTGTCACGTTACCTTCTTCATCAGTTTCCGTTCTGGGCGGGTTTGATATTTTAAAGTTCAATTCAAATTGCCCCTGTGCGGCTCCCAGAACCCCGCCAATTTGGTCTTTTAAGTCTCCTATCTTTTCATTTATTCCAGTTTTATCCACAGCATCATTTACTTGATCCATTACTTGACCAACAATATCGTCTGCAATTTGGCTCAAGAGATGTTTCAATATTTCGCTTGGACTGTTTTTCATAAGTGCCCTGATAATGGATAGTGCTGCCAACGCCATACCCATATTAATTTTCAAACCTGGAATAAACGGGGGACATATCGTAGTATATTTCGCGAGTTGCTCGGCTATCCACTTTTTTCCAGCACCAAGATATAGTCCTATTTTGTCTAATCCTGGAAAATCTGGAATTTTTGGAAATTCCAATCCAAGGTCGCCAACTATGACTCTTATATTTGTTGGTATGCCAAAGGTTTTCAATGCCTCATTGAGCGGCGGTAGTGCATTATCCAATTTTCTCGTTGCGAAAGCAATTGCACCGCCCATGGTTGTTGGTGCTCCATATGCGGATGCAATAGCTCCAACCACTCCGCGAGCATTGGTTGGTATTCCAATTTTTCTACCATTTATTGTCGCACTCAAATTCAATCCACCGGTTGATGTACTGACTCCACCTCTACGATAAGATCCAAAAACATTAAAATTTGGAGTCAGTCTCAGTCTTGGAATTCCAAGCGATGGTGCACGCTGTTGACTCAATAAATTTGATATATTAACTCCACCGGGAGTTGATCTGGCATAATTACCAGGTGCTGTTTCAACTGAAAATGCAATATAGCGAGGTTTATTAACAGTAGTATTACTGAGTGTTCTTCGTGTTGGAGGCGCGGTGCTTATGCTTAATATACTCATATTATCATCCAATAAATACTCGGCTGCTCATCAATGAACTCAATTGAGAGCGAAGGGCAATCAAGCTTGTCTGTGATGCAAAAAGTGATTGCAATTGTTCAATCCACAAGATCGCCGCTGGAGGCAGAGCCGGTGTGGTCGGCCCAACCTTTGTTATGTGAAAATGTGAGATCAATGCAGATAGCATTTGTATTTGAGTATTTACACTTAAAAGCATCCAATCGCACAAGGTATACATCCAAAGCACAGTATCTCGTCCCTTCAATACCGGTTGCTCATTTGGAGCATCTTTGTTGAAATTTAAATATATCTTTGCCGCGTTCAAAGTCATTATTCCATTTGCAGAAGTTATGGTTGTATTTCCATATGAATTTAAACTTAATACCTGATCCGTAGTTATAGTTATAAATTTTTTGGAAAAAAACATCATTTCATTTGATCTGGCCGAAAATATTAATCTATCACTGTTAAATACAATCTGTTCACCGTCCAACTTTGATGGAAATTTTATTGATTTGGTTACATTAACCATACCGGTAGTTGTGTTTGGTGTAAAATTTGATTGGGTTTTACCCGAAGTGAGATGAATGGATGAACCATCACTGTTTATATTTTCCAGCGTCAATCCTTTGGCAGTTTTACCGTCAGCACCTTTTATCGGAGCTTGTCGGTTTCGTATCAAAATCATTGGATTTCCTCCTTTGTCGGAATATTCTCCAAGCCCATTATCATTATTTCTTGTAAAATCGTATGCTCCAAATCTAATCGAAGACCCAAACCTAGATTGAAGAATTGTATCTCCTTCAAACGATCTCAATGCTCTTATCTTTGGATTAAATTTGAAATAAGATCCAAGAACTCCGGTATAGTTTGAGCCTCCGGCATAATTCATTGTAGAAACTGGACCGTTTATCTTCTCTCCATCTTCATCGAGGTTTTCATCAACACCACCGGAAATTCTTTCTGCATAAATTAATGCGTTTGAATTTACATTGTAACTTGTATTGATCTTTCTTGTATAAAAATATTGATCCATGTACTTTCCAACAATGACCATTTCATTTATCAATGGATACTCTACAATTCCGGTGTTTTCAATCGGAGATGCCCAATTTAAAAGTTGCGTTTCAACACCGATGTCACTTTTAAAAAATCTAAACTTTATTTTACCTATCCAAGAATAGTCTGGATCTTTTTCACTTGGAGCACTTCCATCTATATTGGGTGGCCATTGTTCAGGATCGAGCGTTGATTTATTAAACATATAATGCGACTCGTCCATTATTACGTCCAATACAACAGCTTCTTCCAGTTCGTAAAAAAATATGCTGTCGGGTTTTCTTTCAATTACAAACTTCTTGGATGCCAACATGTCATTCTGCTTGACATTCTGCTCACCGCGTCTTTCTATTATTGAATGTGCCATATACTATTTTGATTGTCTATTTGAAACTTCCTTGGTACTTAGCTGCTTTGCCGTTTCTTCGACTGTTGTCATAAGTTGTTTTCTTTCTTCGTCGGTAAGCAACATACCTCCACCATCACCGTCCGCACCAACCTTGCCAGCCATCATTCGTTGTATAATTGCTGCAAGTTTTATAAGTTGCTCATCGTTTCGCACACCAACATCGAAATACTCTTTTAAAAGAGGAACAATCATTGTAGCATCGTTGATTGTTTTAATCATTTCACGAAGATCCGTGATCAAAATATCTATTTGATTCTTTTTTTCTTCACTATTTTTTATTATATCTTTACACAGGTCTGAGAAATTTTTACCTTTGTATATCTCTATGTCACTATTCATGTTCATAAATAGATATTATAATATATATTTAGATAGTTGCTCCACCAATTGTGCCTCTGTTAAGATATTCCTCGGCTATAATTTTTTGAGCAGATTTCATCTTGTTGATCACTTTGGTAATCTTTTGAGTCGGGCAGTCGGCTATTTCTCGTATATATAGATACAGTGCTTTTTTATTATATACATCTATTCTGTCCGAATTTCTGAATATTTCAACCACAGCATATGCTATCTTTAAATCCTTCTCTTTGTTGAAAAGTTTGTTAACGTTCTTGTCCCAATAATCAACCATCAACTTAATAAATTCTTTAGCTTCGCTTTCTCGCTTTCGATGTTCCGGTTCAACCACAAATTCGCCAGATTCACCCGTTTGCTCACAAATTTCAACGTGCTTTTTAAATCTCCTATAGGTCATGTTGTTGTCCAAGATGAACCAATTTTTAGCAACAATACTGAAGTAGCTGAATGCCTTGCCTTTTCCAGCTTCATATTTGCTCATGTTTGCCACCATATGTGATATGGCTTGTTTTTGGATTTCAAGAGGACTTACATCAGCATAGCTAAATTTGAAAGTATTATAAATGTTTTCTGCTATTTTTAAAAAGGCATGCTGAATATGCTCGTTGTATATTCTATCTTTTTCTCTTGCGTCGTCGGTACTATTGTATGCAACAATCGCCGCTTCGGTATCAGGCGTGAAATACACATTCGATATCTTCGGAACTGTTTCTTCTAATTTTTTATTTTTAGTACCCTTGGGCCTGCCTCTTGATCTTTTTAAAATTTCCGATGTATTTTCAAAAGTTGGATTGATTTTTATTTTTTTCACACGTATAGGTTTTTCTACACGTTTCTTTTCCATTTTTTTTATCTTGGATGTTTTCGACTTTTTCAAATTTTTCTTTTTATTCATGTTATTTTATTTAAATATTTTTGTTCAACCAAATCTATCGTTGAACTCTTTTGTTATTTTTAGTATATCGGAAAAAGTTCCACCCACGTCGTCATCTTTTTCAAATAAATTTCTATCATCTACCGATTTTATTCTGCTATACATTTGGTTGACCTCGTCTCTAAATTCCGAAACCCAAGACTCATACATTTCAATTTTCTTAATCATGTTATAGCATGCATACGATAAGGCACACGTTGATATTAGAAATAATATCATCAATATTATTATTATCCACATAAGTTACTCACTTTCTTCTTCCGAGTCTCCGATTTCGTATCCAAGAGACTCTTTCAGTATTTCGAGTGCTTCTTCAACTTCAATCCATCGACGGTTTTCCAGTGCATATTCAAGCAATTCTTTTGCTTCTTCAAGATTGTCTAGGTTAATGTTCATAGTATTTTCCATCCTTGTTCAACAAATTCCATTGCTTTTTTATATTTTATATACTGGGTTTCTCCGTTTTTTTCAATTACTACTTTATCATTTCTTCCATGTTTTATTTTTTTCTCAATATTCTTAACAAAACGAACTCCATCGTCTGTGATAAGTTTGCCGTTTAAATGGTCTATTTCATGTTGAATACACACACTCTCCAGTACACCATAGTCACTATAAATGCTATCTTTGGTGACTGGCTCATTATCTGGTCCAAATGGTAATGAATTTGCGTGGTTGAGAGTATTAACTGTAACCTTCATGTTTCGAATTGTGCTACCAGATTTTCCCGGAATACTCAAACAACCTTCTATATAAATGATCTTTTCATCACTTTTATCTGTTATCACTGGGTTCATTAATATGATGGGCGGCTGATCTTTTCTTGCTCGCACAATCGAAACACTTTTAGATATTCCGATTTGATTGGCGGATAATCCAATTCCCACTTTGTGGAAATCAAGTGCTTCTATAAGTTTATTTGCTATTTGCTGCCCCTCTTCAATAGAAGTAACTGGAGATGTTGGCTTTCGTAAGAATTCTTTGTCCTTAATAATTTTGTAAATCATTGATATGTGAATAGTTTTACTATACAACTCACATATATATCTAATTGTCGGATTTTGTCAATATATAATAAAACAATTTATGGTTGTGGGCGACTGAAATACTCAGATTCTCTTAATATAGGAGACGGCACTGGTGGCGATTGATTTATTATTACCGATTCCACCATATTTCTCAATGCCATTTCGTAATTATCCTTGGTGACTTCGGAACCTGATGTTGGTTCTGATGTTTTCGTTGGAGTTGGGGTTGGAGTCGCGGTTTCAATTGGGGTAGTACTTGGAGTTTCTGTTATCGTTGGGGTTGGAGTTATTATCTGTGCTGGAGTGACGCTTGGTGTTGGAGTGGGTTTTGGAGTGGGTGTTGGAGTGGGTGTAGGTTCCGGCGTCAGTGTTGGAACAATTGCAAGTTGCATATCATCTTTATTTTTCAACATTGTGTTGAAGGCCAGAACCAACGCTATTGCAAGCGGATCAAAAACCGCCATGATTGACCATATGAAATAATTTACCGCTTTATCCAACGGAATACCCAAACTGTTTGCGATGAACTTGAATGTACCAACGTCCGTGTGAACAATTTTTTCTTTTATTGTTGTGTTTTCATTTTTTAGATCCTGTATACTTTTTCTATATTCCGATATTTTTTTCTTTCCATCTTCAATCAATTCTGTTTTTTTAGAATTCAAAGATACTACCTTACTGTCGGATTCTTTGTTGTATACATCAATTGATGTCATTATTTCATCGTTTTCTTTTTCAATTTTTTTGATATTTGATTCTATTTCTCCTCTTTGCGAATTGCTTCTGTTTTCTATTTCAGAAACTCTGTCGTTGTATGCTTTGACTTGCAAAGCGTACTGAGAACGTAATTTTTCAATTCTATCTTGTGAAGATTTAATCTGAGCATCTATGTCTGAGCGTTCTTTAGATTGTCCATCTTTAACCGTTCTGGCCTTGTCCAACCCATTCTTTTTAAACAATCCACCAGTTCCTTCTTCCATCCATTTCTGCATCTCTTTGTCTAATATTTCCAAACGTGTATTATACAGTTTGATCTGTTCAAGTTCTCTGGATATGTCATTGTCAGAGGATGATTTTGAAATCTCAAGTGCCTGTTTTGCTGCCATTACGTCGGAAGACGCATCCTTGTTTGTATTTGCTGTTTTACGTATGTTTTCAATTTGTTGATTTTTTTGCGCAACTACTTGAAGTTTTTGTTCTATAAACTTCTTTCTATTGACATCAGCGGCAGCAATTTCATCCGCATTATAATCAGACTTCTTTATGATGTCTATTTCACTGTTCATCTCCGCAACTTTTATATTATTTGATTCTATTTGCTGTTCATATCCTTGCACCGCAATGTTTGTAGCCGTGTATCCCGCACTCAAATATCCGTAAATACCAACCGATGTTATACCCATAAGAAATATGGTGGCAATTACCATATATGTTTTCATGAGGATATTTATGTCGTTCCATTTTTGTTTGAGAAATGTGGCAGTAATAAGTTTACCAATTTCAAGAGCACTTCCCATTATTATAATTGATATGCCGCCACCAACAAACAACAACTTTAAACCAACGATGCTAAAATAAGCGCCGCACGCAGATATAACAATTGCACTCAATAATACTGAATATGCTAAAAATCTCATGTTGTATATATAATTTGTCTGAACATATAAATATCAACATTACTGACCATTGCGATGACTTATTATAAAGTTATATATAAAAACAGCCTCACATTTCTGTGAGGCTGAATTAGGGGTGATTGAACTCAATATCACCCTCCACCATCCAATTATCATAAGAACTGGAACTTTATATAACCTTTTACAACTGATATATTGTATGAAGATATATCAATTGTCAACACTTATCTTATAGCAATTTGACTTTTTGTGGCTTTTGCTCTTCAATTTTAATTCTAGGCAATATAATCTTGATTGCTCCATTTTGATAATCAACTTTTATTTTACTTTTATCAATACCTTCACCAACGGCAAAAGAACGAACAAAACTTGAACGCTTTATTTCTCTATAAACATAACGAGCATTATTGTCTGTTTCAGTTGATGCTGGCTTCTTTCCACCGCGAATGGTTAGAGTATCGCCTTCTAGTTCAACACTTACATCTTCCTTGTCTAGTCCAGCAACATCTGCTTCTAGCACAAGTTTATCTATATATTCAACCACATCCACTTTTGGAAAACTGGTTTTTGTATATGAACCTATATATGGTGTTACTCCGAAGTTATTGAAAACTTCATCAAACAATCTATCAAAGGGGGTGAGAAACTCATCCCGTGTGTATTTAGTTAGTGACATATTTTATTGTATCCTTTATTTATATCGGCTTCATTATGAACACCGACATATACACATTATCATGTTTCGTGCCAAATATTGTGTCACACTGTTTACCTCGTAATTAATAAAAAATACATATTTTATGTGTATCATTTTGTCACACACATGAGACTATATGTATCAAACTTCTTTTCTTATATCTTTTGCATAATGATGAACTCTGTTGTGGTTCACCAAACTTGCCATCAACACTGCACTTCTCAATCTTCCTTTCTTCATTATCTGATATGCTTGCGACATTATTGTCTGCTCAAAAGGCGAAGCATACACAGTTTCCAAAAATATCTTATAATTACCAGCTTTTGTCATAACGCTTGGCCAATTGCTATAGTAAACATCTCCAATTAAATAACTTAATCCATCAATACAGCCAGAATTTTTCCATGCCATTTTATGTGTGCCATCTGGAAAATATCTATTCTTAATGTTTTGTGGAACATTATGCCAAGCCCATTGCTTGTGATGATCTCCAAAAAATTCACTAAACGAAATCTTAATAAAGTCTAATTTTTCTTCTTCAATTATTTTGATACATTTGTCGAGCCAGTTGTCACAATGCATATTCAATCCATTTTTACAAAGAATATTTTTGTTTTCCATGAGCATATCATCTTCAAACCACACGATATATTTAGCTTTGCTATCATGAAAATGTTGAGCTGCCCACTGTCTTGCACCACACACACCCATATTTCCATTGCGTATTAATTCAAATTTATATTTTTTTACAATTTCATCAAACGCGGGTCTAGTACTTTCGTCAATGCTATTATCAATCAGATACTTGTTTGTAGATGTTAATAGTTCTGGATTATATTTTTCAATACTGTCCAATAGCAATTGAAGCTGCTGTGGAATATTGAAGCAAGTGATATAAAGATTGGTCCCTTTTCCAGACTTGTTCATATCAACTTCTTTTTCGCTTTGAAAATATTCAACTCCTTCTGGAACATCAACGGTTGATATACTAACTTCGCGTTTGGGAATTGGAAGTTTTTTTACTTTTTCAAAAAATGTAGACATGAGTCCATCATTATTGATCATTTCAACATTCACCAGTTCCGGATTTGTATATGTGACGAGTGTAAATATACTTTCTTCAGTTCCCATATATCCGTCACTCAAAGAATCATTCAGAAGATTGTAATATATTCCGTTCATTTGACTCAAAATTTTCTTGTTGCCTCCAAAAAATCCTCCTCTAGCAACTCGATTGACTTTGGCGTTGGCATATTTATTCATACCATCAATTTTAAAGCCATGAACTTCTGTCGTAGTTTCATATGGAAAACATACATACAAAAATTTATTGAGCAATGGTTCAATCTTTTCTATTACATTATCGTGACTGAAATAACCGGGATGCACAGTTTGTGTAAGTCCGGCATCTATCCAGCAATAGTTTTCTGAATCAAATGGGTTAAATATAGCCGCGTCATTGAGCATGAACATTTTGCTCATGACTAAAGGATTGTATAAATCTAGTTTTGCTTGAGTTGATTCGGCGAGCCATCCAACCTGATTATACCAGTTTGGATCTTGTCTTATAGTATTTACTTTTTCATAAAATGAAAACCATTTACGAAAATCATCGGCACTTTTTGTTCTTATATCTGTACCAACAGATCCTTGTCTGGCGATATTTATAAAATCTACATGTGCAGGATCTACATAAACTACCATTGGAACATTTTTACATGCCCTGAGCAACTTATCAAAATGCTGTAGGTATTGGCTAAATGGACGCTTAAATCCAGTATCCAATTCACCTCGCTTTAAATCAAATAATCCGGTAACTAGTGTTGTATTAAAGTTCATATCAACGTTTTTTAATAAAAGTGTCTTCGATTACCAGCCCGTCCATCTGTGTACTATCAAATACAGTAAATGCTTCTTTGACCGTGGATAGTATCGGCTTGCCATTCACATTAAAGCTGGTATTTAACAATACGCCTATACCATTTATCTTTTCAACCTCTCCTATCAAATCATATAGCCAAGGATTTATTTCTCTCTTCAATGTTTGTACTCTCGCCGTGCCATCAATGTGTGTTATTGATTTCAACTTTTCTGCATATTCTTGGCGAACCTTGAAAGCAAAGCTCATATATGGAGATTCCTGATATGCCTCGAAATATTTAACGGCGTCCTCAATTCTTACAACCGGTGCAAATGGTCTGTACCATTCTCTATTTTTTACTTTAGCATTGAGCACATCTTTCATATGTGGAAAACTTGGATCGCAAAAAATGCTTCTGTTACCAAGTGCTCTTGGACCGTGCTCGGCATTTCCACGAGCAACGCCGACTATCTTACCGTTACAAATATATGTCGCCAGTTCATCGACCGGCGTATTGTGTTTGATATCGCAATTATATGAATGCTCATAGATGTAATATCCAACCGAGTCAATGTCCAGTAATGGCATACCGGAATACATAACTTCAATTGGTTTTTCAGGCTTCATTACATGCAATAATCCTCCAACCGCCAATCCACAATCACTTGGATTTGGTGGAACAAACATTGGACGGTTATATCTTTTTTTGATTTCTGTATTCAACAATACATTCAATGCACATCCACCGGTCATACCTATAGCATAATCTTTATACTTATCAAAATACTGGTCTGTAACTTCAAAGAATACATCCTCAAATGCCTTTTGAGAAGTTGCTGCGATGTCATATGCAATGTCACCATCAAATCTATCATTTGAATTAAACTTTAATCCAACCTTTGGACCCAGTTCTGCAAGTTTTTCTTGAATATTCTTACTATAAACTTCAGTTCTGTAAAATTGGCGAAATGCTTCCAACCATTCTTCTCGCACATTTCCGTATCCACACAGCCCCATCAGCTTGCCACTATATACAAGATTGCCATCATCAAATCCACTTTCTTGCATTATTGGTTTTAAATAATGACCAAACGTCATATATGCACCCATATCATATTTCGCAGAGAACAGCAGCTTCGGAGCTTCTTTCTTGCTTTCACAAACATAACCATTGAAAAATCCATCATTCCCACCACCATCAAAAGAAATTATTAGCATCTTTTCATATGGAGACTGATAATATGCACCTATTGCATGAAGATATTGGTGCGTCAAATCATGCAGCGGCTTTGCGTGTGGAATATTATCTTCATATTTCACATATATGCTTTCGCCATTGATGATATTTATTGAGTGCGAATAGCTGGTAACACATACATCAAATTTATCTATACCATATCTGCGTTTTATCATTTCACAGATATTCTTAAGTTGAATATCTGCGTTTGGAATAGACTTGTATTGGCTTATACCAGAATTCTTATAGCCATTGAAGCGTTCCATTTCAACTACATATATTTTGTCACCAACATTAAATGCAACAGATCCATTGTGCGAACCGTGCATTGAAATAATGTTCATTTTCTAAATTCTCCAGCAAATTCCGCGTATGTTGACGTAGTATAATAATGATATGTTGTTTTACGTTTCAATAAATCCGACATATCTTCCTGCGGCCAACCGTGATTGATTAGAATAGGATATGATGATATAAAGTTGCGAGTTTTCTGAAGAGTTGTATAATAATAATGATCAAGCTGATCATATTTTTCATATGACCAATCAAGAATATCCTGATACATACTTTCTTTTACAACAAGTGCATGTGCGGATTTTGCAGATTGAATTTTTCCAACATTCTCATCCAGCTTAACTAATGGAGAATGCAGTATTGTTCCAAAAAACATAGCATCCCAATTTATCTTATCGGCTTGGTCGAGAAACTTGAACATCGTTTCTTTATATGGTAATGAATAATCTCCAATCCCAGTTGATGGAGGGTCCATCACATAAAAATCATCTTCGCAAATTAGAACAGATTTCCATCCGCGCGATATTGCAATCCTGATGATCTCTTTATGTGCTTCTCCACAACCGGCGTATTCCCCCTTAACAATTCCAGCCATTCTTTCCATACCAGAAATATCAAACTTGGCAAATTGGTCTTCGCACTGCTTTTTACGATCAGTTCGGTGATCCATGTTGATGTAAAATCCCCCATCTGCGACTTTTCTGTTATAAAACGCAATCATAAATTTCCTACAATTCTATCTCCCCAGCCAGTTGATTCGCTGTGTGACCATGCAACCCAATGATGCGGTTGCTCGGGTGCATTGAATGTTCTCCAAAGTTTAATGTACTTGTCGCCAGATGGATCTCTGGCTTCCGCCAACAACCGTTGTATTTCTGCTTTATCAGCATCCTGTCGATACAATACTGTGTTATCTTCTCGCTCAAATGCAACGCACCAAAAATCATAGTCATTTAATTTAAATTGATTGATGGGAAGGTCTATGCAATGTTTAAAAATTTTAAGAAATGAATCCTCCCATTCAGCATCGGTTTTGTATTTGCTACTCTTATTTGGTGGATACGCCTTGTCTAGAGTTTCTTGTTGAACAGCACGCTTTCCAAAATGTAGACCGGAGTATTTTTCATAATCTTGCAGTGTTCTCTCAGTTCCAAATCCATATACTCCCCAATTAATTGTTTCATGCTTTTCACCATCCATTGAAAACAATATGCGATTGCGTCGATGGCATAGGTGGTTTCTTTCACCCCAATCTTTTTTGTCCGGAATTTTGCTTGTATTAGAAGCCGAGTGATCGTCCCAATGTTTGGCGCGACCTTTGCGAGTATATTCATGCCAAGCCACAAGACGGTGTGGATGAAAAAGATCATACCCATGAGTAAATGCGCGAACTGCAATGCTGATTTCTTCTCCGTGAAAATAATATTCGGGATCGTGCTGAACTTCCTTGCAGAATTTTCCACCCGTGAAACAAAAATGTGCGGAGTAAAATCTGGCGGGTGTGGGCGACGACAGATCCTTCCAATTGTCAATTGACGCTGGTAGAAAAAAAACAGCACCCTCTGGAATAAATCTATCAAAGTCCATTCTCCACGGAGTTTGTATTCTGGAATCTGGGTCGTTGTCCGGATCAAACGACGGAATGTATCCAGTAAGCAATGGCTTATTGTAGCCCATATTTTTAAGCTGTTTATACATGCCAATTACGACCTCATCCCAATCTTTTACAAACCTGTGATGTGAATCAAGTTGTAGAGTATATTCTTCACCATCATATTGTTGTTGAATTTGATTTCTCGCCCAACACGCTCCCTTGCTTTGCATGTATGGAATATCAATTATTTTTACATTGGGTAAATCTTTAATATCATCTATTTTTTCATCCTGTGAGTGTTGCCATGCAATGCAAAACACAAGATTTTCTGGAAATTTTGCATTTGCGATACAATCCTTTATAGTTGGCACCAGTTGCGGATCGCGGTATGACGCGATTTGAATAAATATTTTTTTATTAAAATTCATATAACATTTAGTTTACTACGTTCTTGTATATATACAAGCTATAATAAATAATTTTAACACGATTGGTCAGTTAATTCCGCACTACCATATGTCACACTTGTTATTTGATTAGCACAGCCAGCATTTAATATCACTTGACCGGGACTAAAACCATATTGGAAAGATTGCTGTACTGAGCCAAAACTATCAACATATTCATAGGCTAAATATCCCTGCCAATTGGCAGTTGCGTATATATTATACGTTGGAAGCGATGGAGTGTCTGATATAAAATTGGCAGTGATTGTAAAATCGCTGGAAACATAAAAGCCATATGCAATCGGGTTCAACGAATAAGGATCTGATAATACTACACCTTCGGGAGCAGTCCACACACTGAATATAAACCCAGTATCGGTTTCAGCCTTCAATTGCATTGAACCCGACCCAACATTTACCGTGCCACTGTTTGGTCCATCTATTCTGTTTGCCTGTCCGCCTCCACTTGATACTATACTATAATTGTAATATGTTTTATTGCTGGTACTGCTAGGCGACGGCGACGTTAGTGGACTAGTTTGGCTCACAGAAGGAGTCTGTGTGGGTGTCCTCGTTATCGTTGGGGTTGGTGTTGGAGTTTGCACCGACTTTGTAACAATCGGAGTTTTAGTGGGAGTTACTGTTACGGTTGGTGTGGGTGATGGTGTTGGTGGAATTTCTTTCCAACCCGTATTTTTACTATCATTCTCAACTTTTATATAAAGCTTTTCATCGTCCGTAATAATATCCAACCCAATCAGTCCAAATACTGATTTTTCGGGATTTCCATGTACTGTCAATTTCTCGTTCATAAATTATACAGACCAATACATAGTTTTGGTTGGAGTTGCGGTTGGAGTTGGAGTTTTTGTTCTCGTCACTGTTAGCGTCGGGGTAAAAGTTCTGGTGGTAGTTGTGGTTGGAGTCAACGTCGGAGTTCTGGTCACGGGTGGTGTATATGACGGTGTTGGTGTTGGTGTTGGCGTTGGAGTGGGCGTCTGTGTCGAATTGTCGTCTCCATACAAATCCCAACCACTATTGCGAGTGTCCTCTCGTCTTTTCGAATAATAATTACCATTATCCGACCCGAGAAATTTACCAACTACTCCAAATACGGAATTTTCTGGATTTCCTCTTGGATGTATGTGCCGTTTCATACACTTTATGGAGTGATTGTTGGATACACATAATATGGAGTTCCGCTGTAAACTGTGGCCGCGCTTCCAAACAATCCATCTGAATACTTTATCCAATACAATTCAAATCTGTATGAATAACTGGAATCGAGTGGTGGATGTATTGTCTCATATTGATTATTCCATGCAACGGCTGAGTGATCTCCAGAGTGAGACCATTCGGAAGTTGCCGGAAGCCATTTCCAAATCTTGCATCGCAATCTGTAAGATCCTGTAGCGGATGCTGCAAGAACGGTTGGGTCTGTAGTATAAATATAAGGAGGATTATTTCCTTTAAACGTTGTTGTACTACCCGTTGTATAACTTAAATATACGTTGGGATGTCCCGATGAAGTATATGCCGGTGGAGCGACCGGCAAAAATCCAGACGCCGTAGTGCATGACATTGTTACAAAATTCCATGACGATGTCTGTGCCGCTCCGTTACCAGCATTGTCGTATGTGATCCAATATAATTCGGCGGGTACGACGCCAACTGCCGGTGGTATTATTTGGGAATAGTTATTATTATACGCAACAGTTCTGTGAACAGCCGCCGGGCTCGCGATAGAATAAAGACCATCCCCACTTTGGCCCGAAATTTTGCAACGAAGTTTGTATCTATTATAACTTAGTACAGACGTGTTTCCTGTGTAAACATATGGAGGATTGTTAAGCGAGTATGTTAATGCGGACAAATACACATTACTTGTTCCTGGAAAAAGTGGAGCAACAAACGTTGATGCAGTTGCAACACTCATAGTAACAAGTGTAAATGGAGCCCCGCCGTTTACCGAAATACCGGGATAATTTCCGTATATATCCGGTGTATTTCCATACTCCACATAATACAGTTCTGTGTTGTATATTCCCACGGGAGGAACATTCAATGGAGAATAATTTTGATTAAAGCCAGCATCTGTTTGGGTTGCTATGTGCTCTCTTGCCAAGTGCGGATCTACACCAATCAACTCGACCACCTTTGCTCTCAATTTCCAACGAGTGAGTGATGTAATTGCTGTATTCGTGGTAAACACGAACGGACCATCGTCCAGTCTGAAACTGTTTGCACTTAAGTATATTCCTGGCGGAAGTGGTGGCGTTGGTGTCGGCGTGCCCGTCATAGTAGGCGTCGGCGTAGGCGGCATTGGCGACGGTGTAATTGTAATTGTAGGAGTAGGAGTAGGCGTCGGAGATGGTGGAATGTAATTGATTGCTCCATATTTGGACGTGTATCCTTGAAAACTAAAAGTGCATGGTGCCGCACTTGCGCTATAAAATACATATAAGCTCTTGTCCTTATGAACAACTCCAAGTTCAAGTAACGGCAATACATTTCTGCTGTATGACGCGCTTACTAATGGAACTCTGTTGTTATTGAATGAATCTATTCCACTTGCATTTTCATATGCAACATCGTCGGTAGATCCTATCGACAACAGTGGAGCACCGGGTGAATACACAAAGCAGTCTGTTAATACATAATTGTCTGGCAGTACATCTCGTTGAGTTCCATTTCCGAGATATCCGGAAGTACCGTCGCTGAAAAATATCAATCCAAATTGCTTGTTTGGACTTGTTGCCTCAGCACCGGCTCTTGGTAAAAGCAAGTGGTTGTCACCCACGGAATCCAACCATTGCGTTGGACCGGGATTTAAATTCTCTGGACGATATGATGAAACAAGAGTTGCTTCGTTGTTTCTTGTTCCGCCATAATAATTTTGTGCAACTTGCGCTCCCGACAATCCAGAATTAAAAACATGAGCTTCATAAATTACACAGTTGATATTCCAATGACTACCAGACTGACCATTGCCCATTGTTGTATACGAGCTATTTATAGCATTTGGTATGCCGGTCAATGTGCCAACCAATTCCGCATTTACATAAAATTTGAAATTACCAATATAATCTTTTGTTATAGTTGCATCAAATGCCCTGTTTGGAAACTTTTTGATAAAATCCGGATATTCGATTATTTTTTCAACCACACCATCGTTCACATATCCAATCAAACTACTAGATTGAACTCCAATATATGCGCGAGTGCCATAATCCGCCATTCCTATAACCTGTGAACCTACGCCGAATAACACTCTACTTCCAGTATCATTCAACAACGAATCGGACGGAATAAATGCACGAACGTTGAGAGAGAAATTATCTCCAAGATTATTCGCATTTCCATAACAGTGCATATTCAATTCATCCAATGGGGCAAAATTCGGTGCAAAGGATAATCCATTTGAATTTTGATATCCATGTTGTGGAACGGCGTAATTTACAAAGCCTCCGGACACAATATACTCAGACAAATCGGATGCTGAGATTTTTTTTGTTTCTCCGGTCGGACTCGTCAGTTCACTAACATCCACAATTGGAATCCAGTCTCCTCTGGATACATCGGTTGCGGTAATCGTGCGTAATTCAGTTGTCTTCTGATTTGACATAAAAATGATATCTTTTGATTATAAATATCAATAACCAACCAAAATATATATCATTTTTTCAATAGGAGTTATTATATTACCCAAGTCTTTTTATCTTTTTTACAATAAACTTGGTCAATGCACTGCGAAGAATGTCATCATCTGTGAATTCAAATGTATATATGCCATTTTCTTTGCTGTCATCATCGTTGAACAAGTTGAATATATCTCCAAAACCAGATCTTGTTCCAATGTCAGATTGTTGTGGATCTCCGCACATAAATACTTTACAAAATTCTCCAGTTCTTGTCATCATGGTGATCAATTCTTTTCTGGTGCAATTCTGTAACTCATCACCAACCACAGCCTTTGCATTCCAGTTTAATCCTCTCAAATATCCAATTGGCAATCCTTCTACTCTATTTTCTTTTATCAAATATTGAATATCTTCTTTTGGTAGAAGTTCATCCATTTTGTCTATCAATGGTCGTTTGAATGGAGATAATTTGTCTTCGGCTTCACCGGGTAATGTGCCCATTTTAACATCTGCACTTTCAACAATACTTCTTACATAAAGTATGTCGCTAATTTTTTTCTCATTCATGAGCATCAATGATGCTAGTACAGACAAATATGTTTTTGTAGAACCTGCTGGACCGGAAATCAACAACAGTTTTACTTTGCGATCCATTGCCAATTCCATAAACAATTTTTGTTTTGGAGTTAGTTCTCTGTGCAATATGGTCAAATAATGATCTATTTTATTTCTTTGATGAACAACCGGACTTTTATCTTTGGTAGTTTGTTGAGATGAAGTTGGAGTTTGGCTTGGTGCGTTATTTTTCTTCTTGTTGTTCAGTCGTTTTTGTTTTGACATATTATTTTTTTATTTTTTTGTATGTGAATATAGTACTCAATTTATCCAATTTACTTATAATTTTTTTAATTCTTGCACAAATTTGAAACTGTTGATGGTCCATACTGAACTCAAAGACAGTTTCTAAACTTTCCTTGAAATCTTTTCTTTGCAAGACCACCACAAAACTTGAATTTTTAAAACAGAATAATTCTATTCCGCCAAGTTTGTTGGCTATTGCATACTCTATTGTATTTACAATCTTGTTGTTTATTTCTTTTCTGTTTTCCTGCACATACTTTTCCATATCGGAATTGTCGCTTGGAAGTTCAACAACTTCATATTCTGAATTTAAAACTTTATTAGACTTCTTCTTACGCGGAGTCTTTTTCATATACTGAAGATAAATATATCTCTAGCCATGCTTTACCCATCATATTCACAAATTTTTCGTTCTGAGAAAGTTTTAGTTCTCCTGTAGAATCTAATATAATATGTACAACTTCGTGAAAGAATGTTTCTATCATTGTTTCTTCTGTAATGATTAACTTTCGTTCCACCATTTTGCCGTCTTCTTTATATCGTTTTGTTACTTCTCCCAAATCTTGAATTTGAATCAACTTCAAATCTTCGTCCGCGTTTCCATAACAATCCTCGGTTTCAAACAAATCTTTTTTTATAACAACGGTATATTTGTGTCCAAGTAGTGTAAATTCTTTCGGAATATTGATTTTTTTAATTGGATTCAGCACTACATATAAGTATCATGGAAAATAGAAAAGAACCTAATTTAGTTGATAAAGCAAGAAGTTTGGGAACTGCTGTATATAATTGGGCAGCAAAAGATGGACTTCACAGAGTTTCGCCACAAGTACTTGAATTTAGGAAAAATATATGCAATTCTTGTGAACATTGGGATAAAGAAGCATTTGGATGCATGGGAAAATGCAATATATGCGGATGTTCGGCAGCAAAATTATATATTCCGAGCGCATCATGCCCACTACCAACTCCAAAATGGAATTCAATAACTTCTACCGATCCACAAGGAAATTCAATTTATTTAGAAAAAAAACCATCCTTAGTGGTGACAAGAAGCCAGCCGACGGGTTCTAATTATTAAATTTGCATTTACTGCATTTTTTCAATGTGGCAAAGCATTCGTCGCAAACTCCATCAAATATTTGGTGTATCTTGTTTGGCTTATATGCCAACAATACTATTTTATTTTTAAAGTCTCGACATGACTGGCATACATAAACTGAGCCATTACTCTTCAATATATCAAGCTCTTGTTTGGTTATGATTATTACCTCAGACATTTTTGCAACAGTTTATAATAATAAGTATAGTCCATTCTGCGCTTAACACTGCCAGATTTGTGCTTGAATACACTTTTTATAGTAACAAAATCGTCTCCAATTTTTTCTGTATCAAACATAGTTGACAGATATTCATTCACCACAATATCTTGTGCAATATTTGCCCATTCTCTATCATGTTTTGGATTTATAATCCAGTGTGCAAACATAACATGACACATTTCATGGCAGATAATAAATACTTTTTTTGTATCATCACATTTCTTCCAAAAATTTGGATTGGCAACAATTCTAAAATTATTATTGTGTATTTCTAACTCAACACTTTCAGCATCTTTGTTAAATACCATATGCTCAAATGTTCTCCACATACCATCAAACAATGGATTGACGCACAAAAGTTGCATTGACAACCAACCAAAATCTTTCTTGTTCAATTTTTTCATAAATAAAAAAGGGGAGCATATGCTCCCCTATATTTTATCGGCTACGGCGAGCCTTTTTCTTGGGCCTCTCGGTCTTGGTGGCAACATACTTTTCACCAGCAGACTTTCTGCGTGCTGCATTTACCCACGAGTTGCGCGTCTTGCGACTAGCAAACTCGTATGTTTTGCCTTGTGCCAGCAGACTTTTTACCTCTTCCTCGGAGGTTGCCAGCAGGATTTTTTGCTTTAGTCCAGTCATAAATTAACGACGATAGTTGAGTTGACGAACATCAAGCTTGCTACCATCTGGATTGCGCTTGATAATACCTGCCCAATACTCATACTCCCTTTGGGCATCTAGCTTGGAGTCATACTCCGAATCGCTCACGCGGATGCCGTTCCGAAAAATGGCATACATTGCAGTTTCAGTTTGATTGTCAACTGTGTTATTTTGCATACTTTTTGTTTTTTAGTCGTTATACTGAGAATAGGCATAACTGTCAAGCATAGACAGTTCGTCTGTGATGTCATGAATTGTGGGCTCAATCATAGCTGGTAGCCCAACCATCTTAACAGGCTGTTGTGTGTCCACAGAAACACTGTTCTTGGGACGACCAACGCCGCGAGTTTGTTTAGTTGTATTGGATGTTTTATTCATCTTGTATATACTGGCTGCGCATTTAATAAAAGTCAAACACTTTTTTCGTAAATATACTATTTATAATAACCCCGCATGAAAAATAGCATATACACATTTTTTGATAGAATGAGGCATGCTGGTATACATTGTAAATGCATAATAAAATGTATAAAATTAAAAAGAAATCCTATGTTTTATATCAAAGGATTATGCCGTACATTATTTACTATAAATTATTGACCAGACTCATTCACATTCATGATGTTATTAAACTCTGCCACAGTCATGCCAAGTGCATCTGCAATTTCAATTGCTTTTATATTTTTGTATCCCATTGCCAACAATGCTTCACGCTTTTTTGCTGGTGGTAATAGATGAATCTTTTTATTCAATTTTTCAATTTCTTCTGGTGACAATGATTTGATTTTTTTCACATCACCAAACAGTGTAGAAATAAAATCTTGTTGATTTGCATCTGGCTTGCCGGTGTTGGCATCAACATCACTTGCTTTGGTCAATGGCGTCATTGATGCATTGCGACTTCTTTCCAACCAATCAATTTCATAATCATTCAAGTCGCCAGTTAATTTTTGCATGTTGTTGAAATAGTTTTTTACCCAATTCCAATTTTTCACAACTTTTTGTGTATTATTCCAAAAACTCATCAGTTTCTTTCTATACCACAAACGACCAAAAATTGTTCCTTGTATGTTTCTGAAATTAATACCTTGGTTTCCGGTTCTGCCGCCGTTTTTTAAATATTCATGAAATGCACTTGGTTGCGTCAACAGTTCTCTTAACGCAACTATATTGTCGGTATTTATGCCATTCTTTTCAAGTCTTCTTTGCAAACTTGCGTCGTTGGCATCTGGGCGGTCCAGTAAATATATATACAAAGTTTCCATTGTATCCATGATGTCAGCGTGTATTCCACCCACATTGACTATGCTGCATTTTTGTGTGATAATAAAAGCAACAGCATCTGCATCTGTCCATTCAGAAATTTCTTTTCCCGACAAACCAACCACAGCGTCAGGATCTTCATTTATCAAATCTTTTAGTTTGATATGACCTTCCAGTGCTGGTACAGCAGCATCTGCTCTAGCAGCATAATCAAACCCTTTGGCAGCTTTTTTCAAGTGATCTGCTTTATATGTTGATCCAGCTAATTTTTTCTTTGCTTTTGAATCCAGATGTTGAACCGCCAATAGTTTTTTTATTTCTTCTGGACTCAATTTTTCTTTGTTTGAATTGCCCACAAGTTCTGAATATGCAAACAAACCTCGCGTGTCCACAAATTCATAAGCAAACTTTGTTTTATCAAGTTTCATTGCACTCATCAACTTTTCAACAAGTTGGAAATTTTCATTTACAATTTCATCCTTGCTGTTCCAAAAACTGATTGCATTTTTCTTGATCCAAATTCTACCAGCCGGAACAGTGGCTGAATCGTCCGCGTTTCCTCGAATATTCAATTGACGAAAACGCAGTCTATTGTTGTGTAAATAATTTCTGATTGTTTCAACATCATCACCTTGTTGCTGCAAACCAACAAAACCCACAGTTGCTGCATCATCACCATCATCTTCTTTTTCTGCGTATGAATATGCAGATATATTACCAAACACATCACGCTTGATTTTATACATGTTTTTGAACGTGGCGGCATATAAGGTGGCTTTATGTGAAGCTGTTTGCAACATTTCTTCCATGCTGCCATGGGTGTTTTTTTCAGAATACATTATTACACCAGTTTCAACATCAAAGAAAAAAGCATAAGCATCATTAGATAAATATTTGAATGTTGCACCAGTTTTTGGCACAGCTGCACCAAGACTGTTTAGTCTTTCTGCATCAGATTTTTTTGTTTTATCATTTGAATTTCCCGACAAATCAATTCTGTCAGGAGATTCATCCAATATACTTTCCAACAAAAATTCTATATCAAATGGCAATCTGGGCTTGTTCATATATTTTATAAATATAAATATACGAAACTACTGACATTATAGCGGTTTTGGTGGTGTTACTCTACCCAGTGGCTTGGTCAAAACTGTTTCATAACCCATACGAGCATTGGTCTTGTCAACAATACCCTGTTTCACAATCTCAGCAGCAGCTGCATTATAGTTTGGTGCAGAAGTGACATCTTTGGTCATGTCTTTTACAATTTTTCCAATTTCGGAGATATTTGGTTTCATATATATCAATAAGTATATGCTCAAAAAATTTATGTACATATATACAAAAACTATATAACAAAAATCTATATGTTGCGTAAATTGAATAATATAAGGATATATACAAAAAGTCTATATACAAAAATTGGAAAAATTCTAAATTCAAAAATTAGAGTATAATATCATAAAAGTGTGTATAGGATATATGATATTTTAACTATATGATAAATATATGCACAACATATGCTTTTTGTATATATGAAAAGTGTATAAGAAAAATTGACCTCGAATAGAGAATGAATATGGACCCCCGTGGGGGGTGGGGGTTTACCCCACCTAGAAGGCACCAAACACCCCACCTAGAGGGGGGAGGGGTGGGGGGTTAAAGCCACCGTCCCCCCCCGCCCCCCGTGCGGGGGTGGCGTGGATCACGCCACCCGCTCAACATAGAACGTGGTGCCAGCCACATCAACCTCCGTGCTGTCACGAAAGGTGTCGGTGGCAGCGTCGTAGAAGCATACGTCGCCGAAGTTGGCATTGCGAACGTCGTTGGGAAACGACACCTTACCCGTGAGGACACGGCGGTCGCCCTCTGTGCGGTACACGCGATAGTCGGCGTACTTGGCATTGGCGGCTGCGACCGCATTGGCGGCGTGAAAGGCGGCGTGAAAGGCGGCGACACGAGCGGCGAACGAGGCAGTGGTGTTCATCATTCAGATACTCTAGCACATTTATTATAAATTGCAATAAAAAAAGGAGGTTATTTCCTCCTTTTGTTTTATTTCATGAACTCGTCGATGGTGTTCAGCAACTGTTCTTGTGTGTCTGCTTCATATGATGTTGCATATGCATGTTGTGCAACATATTTGCTGTTATAGTAAAATACATACCAGCCTCTGTAAGTGTAGGTGATTTTCATGTTTTTTATTTAGATGATGCCCGCGACCAGCATCCAACTTGGACTGCCTTCGCTGTCATAGCCGTCTGGCTCAACTACCTGACCAAGCATTGACTTGGCAACACCATCGTCGCTCCATTTTTCCATGGTCTTGAGCGAAGGAGCCTTGAACTTAGTGAAGTAGCGTGGCAGACTAGAGCAGCGCAGCTTCATGGTCACAGGAACGCCGCCAGCACTGCCACCAGCCAGTGCGCAAACAGTGCCACCATCCTTGAAGATCACATTTAGGTTTGTGCCAACAGGAATAACCAGACCGTTCTTGAACTTGATTTCTTTGTTATTAACGAGGTTCATGTTATAAATACTGACAGAGTTTTTATAAAAGTCGAGCAATAATTTTATCCAGTGCGTCTATGCTGCGCTGCAAACTTTCTTTTTCTTGCTTTGCACGCAGTTGCAAGTATTCAACACTAACGTTTTGATAAAAATTCTTGATGTATTCTTTGTTGGTGCTGTTAACATTTCCGTTCATGATGTCACGAATGCATTCGGCGCGACTGGATTCATAACTGTCATAATCCAAATTGTCTATTTCCCAAAGCAAAATTTCTTGCAAGACGCCAGGCAGATCAAAGAAGGATGTTGGTTTCATGTTATAGGGTGCTGCCAATGTATGAGAGAATCAATCCAATACAGCACAGCAGTAATGCCAATTTACGGTATTTACCTTGCCCAATAGAATGGTTGTAAATAAAAAAGCCAGCGATAGAGAGCAAGCAGCCGAATAAGAGCAGGAATGATTTCATGTTATAAATACTGACAGAGTTTTTATAAATGTCAAGGATTTTTATGGTCGCCAAACCAGATTCCGATGGGCGACTTGGAACGATCATATGCGCCATTCGCGCCGATAGGATAAATAAGATCAAGCGCATTTATGCCAGAAAATCGACCAGTTACACCGTTCATAACATCACAGCTAATGTCTCCACCGTGAACTTTCTTGATGTCGTTGAGTTGCTTGATAAGGTCTTTAAGTTTCATGTTATAAATACTGACAGAGTTTTTATAAAAGTCAAGTCAGATATGCCTTCAATTCTTTAAAAGTTTCAAATCGGTCATATTCATCTTCATATTGACAAGTATCCTCATCCCATTTGCGAGTGCGGAGAGTGAAGGGAGCGGGGTGTCCAACGTAAAGGGGATCGTATGAAACGCCCATTTCGTATTCATTTGCATTGCTGATATACTCTTTTGAACTTCTGCTGTAATAGAATCCAAACCCCAACTTGTTCAACTCGTCTATTTGTTCAGTGGTGATCATGATTAAGAGAGTAGCAGAGTTTTTATAAATGTCGAGACTTATTTTTTCTTTTTAAACAAAATGTTATGGATGGCATTTATGTCGTCGGCTGAAATTTCATCGGTTTTGAGAAACGAGGTGAACACATTTCGGATGTCTCTTTTCATTGAGTCAAGCTTGATCCACTCTGCAATGTCAATGTTTTTTTGATTTGGTTTCATTAGCTTTCTTCCCATTTGCCAATCGTGCGGAGAAACGCCTCTGCTCGTTGATTGGCGGTGGCATGGAACGGATAAACTGCAAATTGGAAGGAAACACTATCCTCCATTTCGCGAAGCTGATTGTAATCAAGCACCTTCTCCGCTTCGTGCATTGCGTTGAGGTCGTTGAGGTAGTCGGGGACGCCACAACCAATAGTCTTGGTCGGCAGCGCGTAGCTCCATTTCATTGTGCCACACGCTTCTGCGATGGCGGTTCTTTGTTTTTCAGGTTTCATATTTAAAACTATGAACTATTATTTATAAAAGTCAAGCAGCCTTTTCACCTTTGATAAACAGCAATTCTTTGACCTGCTTGATCTTGACAGTTTGACCTTCATCTGCCAGAATTTTTGCTTCTTTTATAGCAGATTTGAGTGTTTTGAGTGTGGTGTCCAAGGTTTCATCGTCATATTCTCCCCAACCACTTGTGGCACCAATCGTGTAGAGTTCAAAGTATGTCTTGGTAAGTTTCTTGGATTTCATGTTATAAATACTGACTTACTTATTATAAAATGTCAAGCACTCAATGCAAAATTGCTGCCAAATTTTCCAGTAATATTGCTGCGTTCAAAAGCAACAATGTCATTGTTCACAGAAAAAACAATTGAACGTATGATGCCATATTCATCAAATTGAATGTTCAACAGTTTATATGATGTGTTGGGTGCTACAACAATCCAAGTGTTGTTGTAGGTTTTCAAATTGGCGGCAATGTTGAAGATAACAAATTTCATCTTGGTTAAACTATGAACTATTATTTATAAAAAGTCAAGCTCGCAGCGGCGATACTTTGATTTCTTTGGTGGTGATAGTGATGGTCTTTTTGCCGTTCTTGGTGGTGGTGGTCTTGGTTTCTGCAAACCACTTGACCCGCAGGTTCTCCACGGGAATGACCTCGTTATCACCATGACCCAGAACAATGGTGTGGGGCCACGGATAGTAGGTGGCGTTGGCGTTCTTTCGCGTTTCCAGCACCCTGCCAGCTCGCACGGTGGTATTGCCGCACAGTGTGGTGTAGGCAAATGGCTTGGCGACAATCAGCTTGGTGATGTATTTGGTGGTCTTCATCTTGAATACAGTATGAACTATTATTTATAAAAAGTCCAGACAAAAGCATATAAAAAAAGAGGGAGTCGCCACCACGCGACTCCCTCAACTATGAACACTCAACCTAAAATCTTAGTGGTGGTTATAACAAGAAATCGGATTGCCACTCCAAACATAATAGTTGCTGTAGCTGTTGTTCTTGACCCTATAGCCGTCGCCATCAGCAGTAAAACGCTTGGTCTCGGTATCACCCTTGATGCGATCCGTAGCAGGCGTGCTGATCCATTCCATGCCACCGCCGCCAGTGTATTTGTTGTCGGCGGGCAAGCGCACAATCTTGACGCTCTTGCCAGTCACACCCACAACCTTGGCCCAACTAGCAATGCTGGCTTCATAGCCAGATACGCTGACCAGAATATCGCCCACCTTGGGACCATTCACAACAACCGTCTTGTTTTGCAGATCAGGAGAAAAGATAGAGTTCATATTATAGATACTGACAGAGTTTTTATAAAAAGCAACTCTATTTTTTAGTCAAACGCAGGATGACTGGCATTTGCAACATAAATGTGAAAATGTGCTGTGCTGCGTGGAGCACGATATGTGTCAAGATTTACGTGGTTTACGTTGACCATCTCGCTGCGAGCACGCACCCAACGCAACAGTTTCTGAGCATCTCCGGTGCTGCCGTCAATAGCCCAAGCCACACGGCTGGCTCCACCTGTTGCTCCACCCCAGCCGCTCATGCACTTGTCCTTGGCAACGATTGCCCACTTGTGGGTGATTTTCTGAGATTCATTGCGATCATCTACGGTTTTCATATTATAGATACTGACAGAGTTTTTATAAAAAGCAACTCTATTTTTACTGCCACTTGTTGTTTCTGTTCTTGCGAGTGTAGGCACCTTTGCCTTTTTTGGTCTTGTGAATCTGATTGCCCAGATTCATGCCAGAGCTAAACACGCTGCGAAGTTTGATTTGATTGTTGGTCTTCATGACACTAACTATGTCAGAGTTTTTATAAAAAGCAAGTCTATTTCGTCAATTTGGTGTTCACAATATACTTGATCAGGTGGTTGAGACCCTTGCCCACATACTTGCAACGCTTGAGCAAGTATTTGCTGTCATAATTCGGAAACCCACTTTCTTCTTCAATCTCATCGGGTGAAAGAAAAACCCACTTATTTTCTGCCCTGAGATACAGATAAATAAAACCTTCTTTATTTTCAACGTAATAACCGGGTTTTGGTGATTTGCTCATGTTGTTAGAATGTCAGAGTTTTTATAAAAGTCAAATCTATTTTATCCAATCTGCTGTTTTTTCAACCAAACAAATCTTCAAGTGTCAACAGGCTGGTATTTTGATGAACGTAAGTGTATGATAAAGGATTGATTTCTTTCCAAAATTTAGAAGCAGCAAGACCTGTGGCTTCAAGACTGTTGGTTGCTGAAATAACATAACTGCGTTCTACTGTTTCATGATTATTGACAGAGTTTTTATAATAATCAACTCTATTTTTTACAGCACAAATTGTGGTGATATATTGCATATTTAAGATACTGTCAGAGTTTTTATAAAAAGCAACTCTATTTTATCCAATCTGCTGCTTTTTCAATCAGCAACAAAAAGCCAGCAATAACAAGTCCGAAAATCATGATGATTGGGCCAACAACAATAGCCAAACGAAGTGATGGTTTTTTTGCAGCGTCTTCAAGACTGAATAGCACACACAGTCCAAACAAACTCCAGATAATAAAAAATGCGGTGATTAAAAATGTATATGACATATATGATTTAATTGTTTTATAAATGTCAAACAGATATTGGTGATGGGCGACCAGTGGTGTCATCAAAAATATAATTCACTGCATCCTCCGACTCAGCGGCACGACTGTCAATTGGAACATACCAACGAGAAAGCAATTCATACCCAGCTTTTTCAGCTTCAATTTTGGTGGCAAATCGCAGAGCATTGCTTGCCCAAGATTTTTCGCCTTGATACATTGTGCAAACTTCAGTTTTCCAAGATTTCATATTTAAGATAATGTATGAGTTTTTATAGAAAGCAAGAAAAATCTCAAGCTTTAACTAGCCGATATTTCACACCATCCACTTCAACGAGATTGCCTTCGCAAGATGATTTTGGCTTGATGTATTCGTTGAACTCTTTTTCGGTCATTGCTTTACCATTAACATACCATGCTTTATAACCATTAGCCTCTTCAATAGCAGGACCATCAAGGCGATGACGTTTGCCATCAACATACCATGCTTTATCACCATTAGCATATTTAAAAGCAGGACCATCAAGGCGATGAAGTTTTTCTTTATCGTTATACCAACGAATTGTTTTATATTTATCAACAGTTACTTTGTAAGTTTGCATGAGTGGAAAAGTAGCAGAGTTTTTATAAATGTCGAGACTTATTTTACTTTTTTGGATGATAGTTGAGCTTTCCAAGCAGCAACAACTGCATCAACTGCGAACTTATGTTCGTCTTCGGTGATTCTCAAAGCAGCACAAGCTTCGTCCAGCTCAAACACAATGTTGCCAATTTCAACGCCAGTGATAATTGATTTGGAGTTCATAAATAAGATAATGACAGAGTTTTTATTAAAAGCGAGACTTATTTTAAATTTTCAACGGTATAACCACGCTGCCAAGCATCCATGAGCTTCAACAGTTGCTTGGTAAATTTCCAATCAGCTGTGCTGTATTTCTTGATGAAATAACTAAACTCAACATCAGATGCACAGGAACACAAGATGCCACGCTGAAAAGCGGCTGCACCCATAACAGTTGCTTTGTTCAAGTCGTTCTGAAAATCTGCTTTGGTGAGGTTCATACTTAAAACAATATCGGACTTTTTATAAAAGTCAAACTCAATCATCAACAACGTTCATGTCGCTCAGAATTTCTTCGGCAACCTCCCAAGCATCGTTACGATGCTTGACGGGCAGGATACCACAATAGGCTCCGGTCATCTCGTCACCGTCAATGAAGACGGTGTAATATGCTTCCCCGTGGAAGTCAATTGGTTTTACATCAACTTTTGGTGATATCATGCTTAAAAACAATATCGGACTTTTTATAAAAAGCAACTCTTATTTTATTTATCCAGTTTGGCGGCGGATACCCGTGTGCCTCCTGCCGGAATCATAGCAACAACCTTGCCGAAGCGATACAGCATAGACACTGCGCTTGCTGGGCAAAAGCCGTGGCTGTCTTCTGGCGCGTGTTCGTCGCGATGAATGCCTTCCAGCACAACTATCATTGATACTTTTTCTTTTCGGGCAACTTGGTTGGCGAGGAGATATGCGGTGTTGAAGTTCATATTTAGAATAATGTCAGAGTTTTTATAAAAAGCAAGAAAAAAGGGGAGGTTTTTTATGCCTCCTCTTTTCTTATGAACCCAACGAAAAAATCAAAAGTCAAGAGCGTAATCTGCATTGATGATTTTCACATCATTGTCGTCAAACACAAGACAGTTTTCACCGTCGTCACCGTCAATCCAATATGTCATGTCACCTGTTGGAGTTTCATGAATAACGGCCACCGTGCCGTTGACATGGCGACCCTCATATTGCATATTTACTCTGTCGCCTACGAGCAGCATGTTATTGATCCTCCCCGCCAAAGCTGTCAATAGATGGGCAGTAGTTTTCCTCGTCGTCATAGCCAGCGGAACGCAGAGCGTCAGCATCAGCCTCGCCGTCGTGGCGAAACTGGTCAGGCTCGTTATCATCAGCAGAGCTACCGAAATCAACAATGCCTTGCTCATGCAACAAGTCCACGAGATAATCAACATCGTCGGTGTTGATTGTCATATTGTCATAATCAACACTGTATTGGGGCGTGCTGTCAAGCTCCAGAGCAGTGACGGCGAGCAGAAACAGACCCTTTTCGGTGAAGGTGATGGAGGAGTTCATACTTAAAACAATGACAGAATTTTTATAAAAAGCAACATCAAACTTCTACCAACTTGTATTTTTTACCATCAATTTCAACTACCTTGCCAGCGAAAGACGCTTGCTTGGGCTTGGTGTGAGCAAGAAACTGCTCCTGCGTCAGATTCTTACCATCCACATGCCACTCCTTGGTGCCAGATGCATATTCAACGGCAGGGCCATCCTCGCGATGACGCTTACCATCCACATACCACTCCGCGCTGCCATTTGGATATTCAACGGCAGGGCCATCCTCGCGATGACGCTTGTCATCCACATACCAACACTTGAAGCCCCCCACAAATTCAACGGCTGGACCATCCTCGCGATGACGCTTACCATCCACATACCACTCCGCGCTGCCATCCGCATATTCAAAGGCTGGGCCGTCTTTGCGATGCAGCTTTCCACCGCTGTTGCGCCACTCAATCTGCTTTTTGTCGTTGACCGTTACAGTGTAAGTTTCCATACTTAAAACAGTGACAGAATTTTTATAAAAAGCAACACTTATTTCACAAAAGTTGCGATTGGCGCAATTGTTTCATGCAAGCTGCGAGCAAAATAGCATTGATTGGTGTCGCTGTTCCAACCAGTATAAGTGAATTTGCGACCATCATAACTCAAGACCTTTTTGCTGATCTTCTTGACATCGTCCCAACCATTTGGAACATCAATGGTTAGATATTCACGAGCAACATCTGGACGATATGAGTAAACAACAGAAATGTCGTTGGGAAGAATGGATGCTTTCATGATATGAACAATGACAGAGTTTTTATAAAATGCAACACTTATTTTTTCTTCTTTGGCACACTAACAATGTATTTTCCACTGCGTTCAGAGAAAGCATAATTGCTATTGGCTGGATTTTTCTTGGCAAATTCAATAACTTGCTGCTTGGTGAATCGTTTGAGTTTCATTTCAACTGTTTGTTTGAAACAGAATCTCTTGCTTCAATAATTTCTTTGAATGTGCAATAAGTAATATAAGTTTTTTGAGCTGGACGATATTCGACTCTACCATTTTCATATGACAAGTAAATGCCCCAGTGAGCAAACTCAGCCCCTTTCTTTACAAGAATACTATCTCCAATTTTCAGTTTTGGTCTCATGATCATAACAATGACAGAGTTTTTATAAAAGTCAAGATGAAAATAAAATAAGTGTGCGTGAGTTGATATGCGCACCCCATCATTGAAATTTATTTAAACGATCTCAACGTCCTTGAAATAACGCTCAGAACGATGCAGAATTTCACTCCAATCATTTTCTACGCTGCTTGGAATTTCATCAGCAAAGTGCGGAAACGCTTCGGCACGACCAAGTGCAATGTTCAACGCCAGTTCTGGGTTGAACTTGTCGCCAAGATTAACAGCGCACAGGCTGTAACCAAAGCCAACTGTATTGTCGCTGCGCTTCACAGCTACGACCACGCCGACTTTTTGCCGTCGCCGGTTGCGAACATACTGAAAGATAGTGTTGTTGGGAGGATTGGCCATCATATGTATTGTGTTGTTGTTTGACTGAAATAATAATAATGTATGATTTTTTATAAAAAGCAACTCTATTTTTAGCGAAGATACGCAGGACCATGTTCAGTGAACTTGGTCAGCACGTTGGCATCTTTGACGTTGCCGCGCACGCCTTTGGCAACAGGAGCCTTCCAAGTGCCTTTGAGCAAATCGCCAGTGGCTACGTCATAGAAGCAATAAACGCCAGTGGCTTTGAGCGGACCAGTGCGATGCGGCACGCGCTCACACTTAGCAAGTTTGGCATAACGCTTGCCCACGCTGTCAACCATGACGACGGGAGCATCATTGTGCGTGAAGTTGTTGCGTTGCCAATAGTCAGTGATCTTCTTGTTCACGCCACGAATAAAATCCGTGAGCGGCATATCATTTTTCAGAGCATCAATGGTGTCGGTCTTGTTCATGTTTAGAAATATGTCAGAGTTTTTATAAAAGTCAATCACCAATCAAACATTTTGGGAACCATTTTTCCATTCTCACGTAGCCAACCTACGTTTTGAGCGTGCAGGTCAGGAGCATAACCCTTGGCAATGTATGGTGCC